GACAGGTTCAATAGATAACATTAGAGGTTATAACGAATATCGAAATGGTGATTTACACAATTTAAAAGTAACTGCACTAGGAATAAGAGGATACTTACATAAATCAGCATTAACTATTCAAGTACCGGGTAAGAACTTTTTGGCAAAAGATAAAAATATGACAATAAGTAATAAAATACGTGTAGAATTTAAGAAAAATACTATGCATCATCGAGCAGAAAGTAACCAAGAATTAGATATTAAAAAATCGGGTGACTATATCATATACAGTGCTAAGCACACTTTTAGTCCTGCAGGCGATGGAATGTTTTCATCTACTTTAGGTTTAGTTAAATTAGCTCACGAGAAAAGGTAATAAGATGAAAAGTATATCTAGCCGATACTGGGGAGATAATCCAAGATTTTTTATTGGAAAAGTCAGAAGAAATGACGATCCTAAACATATGGGAAGAGTTCAAGTTAGAATATTTGGCATACACGATAATATTGAAATTGCTGATCATGATTTACCTTGGGCTCAAACGCTATTGCCTGTCACATCTCCTGGAATATCCGGAGATGGTGAAAATGCTGTGCTTGGCCGAGGTGCTATGGTTCATGGTATGTTTTTAGATGGTCAACTGTCACAAATACCATTAATTCTAGGAAGCTATACTACTATTCAAAATCCTTCGTATATTCAAACAAATGATCCTACACTTGAAAAACCTTTAACAGATGGTGGTAATTTCTCTACTACAGCCACAAACCGAGAATCATATTCTTCAGGTGACGTGTTATCAGTCCAAGCAGGTTCGGCTGAAATAGAAGCTCTTGCAAAGAAAATGCCCGGAAATGGAACAGAAGAAAAAATATTTACTTCTCTTCGAAACTTTATGGACCCAGCTCAAGTATGCGCATTTATGGGAAACATTAGAGTAGAATCCGGTCCTGGAAGAGGAGGAGATTTTAACGGAGTTTATGAAGGACAACGTTTATCGATTAAAAGCGGGCCTTGGAATGAAATAATTAATCCAAATGATGTTGGATTACCTGCATTTGGATTATGTCAATGGAGAGCCGATAGATGGGAAAAATTAATACAATTTTCTGAAAGTATCAATTTGCCGTGGCAAAGTTTAGATGCACAATGTAGATTTATATATCACGAGTGTACAGGTAGCGAGTCCAGTGCTTTTGGATATATTAATGCTTGTGGATCAGATGTTCCAAATGCTACTTATAGTGTATGTAGATTTTATGAAAGACCATCAAGTAAATATGTAAGATATGGTGGATCATTTGGTGCATGTCCTTATACTTCTCAAGGCACTAGACGAGGTCACTCCGGTAGAAGATATTGGTCACCAACTCTAAGAAATCGAATTAAACATGCTAGAGTTTATTATCGTAGATTTGTTAGCGGTAGTTAGTAAGGAGATTATTATGGATATTGGAAATCTAAACACAAAAATAAAAAATGTGAGAGGTACTCTTGACCTCGATGGAATGAAATCAAAAATAGATAAAGTAAGTAGTGCCGTCAAATCATTAAACGAAACTAAAATAGCCCTGAATAAAGTAGGCAATAGTATTAATGGAATTAAATCTCTTACTGAATCTTTACCTATAGTAAAAGAGGAACTCGCTAATTTAATACCAGTTGCTCCTATTGTAGAACTAACAAATAAAATGCCAGGCCTGGAAGATAAGATGAATAAGGCTTTAACTGCTGCTGAAGAAGAAATTATCCAGCAGATGAGCGCTCGGCCTTGGACTAATCCCGATACCGGATTTGTTGGTATTCCAAAAGCAGAAAAAGCAGATATAATAGCTGGTGTAAAGAAAGCTAATAAATTACTTGGAACACCAGCTTCTATTCAATCAAATATCAATAAGATTACTGGATCACTTCCAAAATTTGACGACATAATGAAGGGCATTGTTCCAACAAATTTGCTTGGAGCTGCAAAGGATAGTCTTGATAAGGTAGCTAAATTAGAAGCAGCGGCTGAATCATTGGGATCAAATTTGACCGGATCGTTGAATAGACTCTCAGATATACCAAATGGATTAAAGAGTCTGACATCTGGTATTGGCGGAATAAATTCATCTTTAAATATTGATCTAGATATTGCTATTAAGGGGGCAGATAAGATTTTAGATACTGTGACTGAAGTTGATAAGACTATACAAACAACACTAGGTGTAATTCAAAATACTAAGTTAGCTGCAGAAAATCATATAAGAAGAGGAATTGAAGATATTGCTGGATCAGTAATGGAAATAGAAGATGTTATACAATCAGTAAAAGATCTAAAAGAAGAAAAATTTGAAAAAGTGATTAATAATATTAATACTGCAACACTTATTAGTAGTTTAAAGCAAGGTAAAATAGTTCCATATAAAGATCCTGATACAGGCAAAATTACTACGTTTGGATCCGATCTAGTTCCATATAAAGATCCTGATACAGGCAAAATTACTATTCCAGGAATTCCTCCTGAACAAGCAAGAGCAATCATAGAAGATGAATTGGGTGTACAAATAAATAAACTCGAAGATAAAGTTAATGATCTTACAATTGATCTTAATTCGAATATTACTTTAGATGAGGATTTTCCAGCTTTATCTGCATCTCAAATCGAAATAGGGCAATCGGCTTCAAATTGGGACGGATCTAAAACCGCAATATCGGGCAAAACTCGCATAGCAGAAAATATAGGAGAATATGCATTTAGTCGTGTGCAATCTCAAGAAGAATTAGTTGCTGAGTTTAATAGTGTTACTCGAGAAATTACTGAGATGATTGTACATTGGACGGGTCATTTTCTAGACCAAGCATATGCAGGCGCTGCAGAAGTTCATGAAAGATCAATAGCATTAAATCATGATGGCTGTTCTTATCATTATATCATAAAAAAGAATGGTCAAATAGAAAGAGGCCGTCCAGTGTATATTGCAGGTCAGCATGCGCCAGGACATGATGACTTTAGCATTGCTATTGCATTTGTCGGTGGTTTAAATTCGTATTCTGACGAAAAGAAAGAAGATTGGGTGTATGGTAATGAATCATTAACTGCATCTCAGTATAAATCTTTCGAAACGATTTGCAAAGCATTTTATGTTATTTGGCCAGGATGTAACATATTTGGTCATAATGAAATTAATAAACAGGAATTAGATCCAGGTTTTAATGTAGCAGGATACTTAAAAAATAGATTTAAAACCACTAATCAATCCGATCCTAGTCTTCCTGGTAAGGATCAAGATGATTTGGTTGGAGAAGAGCTCATGTTATCTGATGCTGTGTCTATATATAACGCTCCTGCTGTTGCAATATCGGTACCTGCTGCTGAAATACCTCAGGTAGTAGATAAAGAACAAATAAGAACAGCAACGGTACTTCCAGGTAAAGTGCCAGTCGCAATACATAATTATGATGAATTGGTAAATCTTTTAAATGAAAATAAATTAAAAGCTGGTGATATTATAAAATCGTTTGATATTATTCCAGATGAGGTATTGAGAGTCGAGGTAAATAATCAAAGTGTAGGAGATTATTTAAAGCAGGGGTTAGATCTTGAAGATGCTACTAATGCTGCTGTTGAAATTAAAGATAAAGCTGGAAAAGTGATTAAGACAATAGACGACTTTAAATTTTGGGGGAGTGGAGCATGAGCCATAAAGACGATCTTGATGGTCTAATTGAAAGAAACCGTAGAGCTACTTTACAAGGTAAAACTTCAGGTACTGGTTTTGAAGATATTGCAGGAGAACTTCCACGGTCTGATTATTATTTTGAACAGGGCGTAGAAAAAAGTGTAAGAGCAGGACATATACATAATTTAGAAACCGACGTTGCTGTTACTATAGGTCGTGAAGATATATCTTTAGTCCATGAAAGTCCTTCTTCTTCAACTGAAGTATCGATTAAAACAACACCAAAAGGTCATGTCGTTCTTTATGACGATACTATCGGCAGTGAAAGAATTCTACTCAAGCATATGTCAGGCGCTGGGGTTGAAATGAAACCAGATGGATCTATTATTGTTAATGCAAGAGGCAATAGAGTAGATCTAGTAACTGGAAATCATCATCTATTTACAGAAGGCAATGGGAATCTTACTTATTCAGGTGACTTAAATATGAATATTGGTGGAGATTTTAATCTTGATGTTGGTGGTAATTATAATTTAAAAGTTGGAGGTCATTGGATTGTAAATATCTTCGGGTCTTATACTAAACGAATTATTGGTATGATGGCTGAAACTATTCAAAAAGTAAAAAGCACTACAGTATTAAAAGATGTTACAAATACATTTCTTGGAAAACTAAGCACTTCAGTAAAAGAAGATTATGAATTTATTGTAAGAGGTGAAGCAGATTATAATCACAAAGGATCTACAACTCTTACATCACAAACCGAAATTAGTTTAACATCACCTAATATTAATATTGTTGCTCAGGATTTAACTGCTACAGGTAATACTGGAACTATTGGTGGTGAGAATATTGTAATGTATAACTATAATATGTTTACTGGTCATTCAATAAACGCACTTGACACTGTTACTACAAAAAGTGTATATGCAACTGATACATTAGATACTCAAACAATTAATTCAACTCGAGTAAATTCAACATCTATGCATGCAACAACATTTCATGGTGACTTAACTGGAATGGCCGATCAAGCAATTTCTGCTGATACTGCAAATGTTGGTCCGACCCTCGGCAGTGCGGCTGGATTTACAAATGCTAATACTACGGCAGATGCTGTAGATGCGACTGCAGCAAATACTACAAAGGGTCCAAAGAAATGGCCAACTGATGCTGCAAGTGATTATGGTCCAAGTGGATTAGATAATTTAAAACCATTACCAACTGCGACTACTTCATCTATATTCTTAGATAAATCTGCATATATGGTTCAGTCTGTTTTTGTAGATGATGATGATGGAATTTATAATTATCTAGATAAAACGGTAACTACTGGTGGAGTTACAGAAAAACCTCTTACTACAGCTGAAATAAGAATTAAAATGCGTAATCCAGCAAATAAAAATAATTTATCATTTACTCAAGAGCAAATCGCAGATGGAGTGCTATCCGCCTCGTATGTTGAAAAAATTCCGGCCCACATAGATCGGATAATAGGAAAGAAAAGTCAGGTTAGATTAGGAGGAGATGATATAGGAAATCACGATCCAAATACTAAAACCTATCGCTATAAAGCAAGTGACACATCGAAAAAACAAATTAAATTTATTGTACCTGAAGCGCAATATAATCCAAATAATATAAAAAATATTAGAATGGGTACACTACTTGCTCCTGGCATGCCACTATCTAAATTTTTTCCAAACAGTGAAACAATGAATGACATAGATCAAACTGAGAGACACAGAATAGCAAGAAATTTAGTTGCTAGTATTAAATTGTTAAAAATAGCAAAATCACCTGCATTTATGAAGGGATTTAACATAAAAATAGTAGAAGGTGTGCAAAAATTAGGAGCTACTGATAATTCTGCTCCTGCAAATTCTATTACAAAACTGTCTAGTATTGGAAGAGTAGTTGGATTTGAAGTCAGAAATTCAAAAAGCGGTGATATATCACCAGATATTACATTTGATTTAGCCGCATATTTAAAGGATAATGCTGAATTCGATAAACTAATATTATCTTACGATACGTATGAAGTAGATGAATTATCAAGTGGAGAGAAAATATTATATTCATGCATTATAGTAGTTATGCCAGAAATTCCTCAGAATTATAAAATATTATTTAAACAGGATATAGAAACACATTTTAATGATGAAGTACAATCCACAAAAGATTTAATAGAAATATCCTTAAGCGAAACAGGTGCTGTTGAATTAGAAAAAGAGACAACACCAGCTATTACTGATAAAGGTTTAAAGAAAATTAGAACAAAATCTGGATTTTACGCTTTTGTTTCTGCTGCGGTTTGGAACAACATGCAAGGGTTTATTAATAAACTTGAAGGTCCGCCATATAATTATGTAATTAAAACACTAGATGGATTTTCCACTACTACGCAGAGATATTCAAATCTTAAAAACGAATACCTTGAACAAGACTTATGGACACCGAATGCTTCAGGGCTTGGAATAAACATAAATATTTCTCAGAACTTAAAGGGTACTACTCTTGTTCATGATTTTCCGGATGAGATTTCCGAAATAGCACAATCATTTGGATTGGGTTGGGGCGGCGATTTTAAAATATATAAAGATGCAAGTTTGTTCTCAATGAGAGATGAAGAAGGTGGATCGATTCCAGCTCCTCGATCAAATGAAGTATATAAAACAGCTGAAACAAAAGCTGAAATAGTTAAAGAAAAAGAAACTCCAAAGGCTGTTAAGGAACCCGAACCTAAGAAAGCCGGAACAAAAACAAAAATACCAGCTGGTACATATAGCAGTATAGAAGAATTATCAGCATCAGCAAAAGCTGGTGAACACGCTCCAGGAACTATTCTGATATTCCATGATGTCGAAGGCGAAAAAGAATTCTTTAAACAGGTTGGTTATGGTGATCAGGGCTTCTTTGGTCCTACAGAATACAGGGTGTATATAAGCAGAGCCATTCCATCTGATCACCAATACCTAGCGGCCGAAATAGGATCTAGACAGGAAGAGTTTATGCTGGGTCAGGGGGGCCCTAATTGGAGTTTAAAATAACAAATAATTAACAAATAAATATATAAATAGAATAAACAACAGAAGATAGAATAAAATGGTAACAAGAGCATTCTCAACAGAAGATGGAAATCTTTCTACTCAAAGTATTATTACGTCTGGGGTGCGGGTAAGTAAAGATATTAATTTATTATTTAATAAAAAAACTAATGGTGATATTTTTAAGAAAGAAGAAGCAGCTTCGGTTAAACAGGCTGTAAAAAATTTATTAATGACAAATAAATTTGAAAAACCATTTCAGCATGAATTCGGTGCGGATTTGTCTGGTTTACTTTTTGAACTGGCTGATGACTTACTTGAAGATGATGTTAATCAAGAAATAGCTATGGCTCTCCAAAATTGGGAACCAAGAGCAAAACTTTTAAATGTTCAATCTGACATTCAGCCAGATTTAAATAATATTTTTTGTAGAATAGAATTTATAGTGGTATCTACAGGAACAATAGAAGTCATAGAAACTTCAGTAGCAAGGTTAAGATAAATGGCAACAAATATTACATCAACTCAACTTGATTTTGAAAATATTAAAACCTCTCTTAAAACATTTCTTAAACAGAAATCTGAATTTTCTGATTATGACTTTGAAGCGTCTGGTTTAAATAATATCTTAGATGTATTAGCATATAATACACATTATAATGGTCTTATAGCTAATTTTGCTTTAAATGAATCTTTTCTTGATACCGCACAATTAAGACCTTCAGTAATATCTCATGCTGAAATGTTAGGCCTAGATATTGCTTCAAAAACATCTTCAAGAGTTGCTTTAAGAGCAACTATTACAACAGGACTAGTTGCTAATCGTCCGACTTCAATTCTTCTACCAGCTGGATTCACGTTTAGTACAACAATAGATGGAAACTCTTATAGATTTCATACTAGACAGAGATATGTTGGAATAGAATCAAATGGAGTTTATACATTTCAATCAGAGTCCGGAGCTCAAGAAATAACAGCCTATGAAGGTAATATAACAAATAAAACATTTTTAGTTGGATCAACTACAGATCGACAAGTTTACATAATTCCTGATAAAAATATTGATACTAAAACTGTGGTTGTAAATGTATATGATTCTGTTACTTCTGAATCATATGAGGTTTATACTGCATTAAACAATGCTATTACTGTTGATGCAAATTCAACATATTATACAATAAGAGAAACACCTAATGGGTTTTATGAATTGAATTTTGGTGACGGCGTGACATTTGGTAAATCACCAGCCGCCGGTTCAAAAATTATAGTAAATTATCTTAGCACTTCAGGATCTGTTGCAAACGGAGGTTCTACTTTTACAGCAAACAATTCTTTAACAGTTTTAGATAAAAGCTATTCACTGAATGTTACAACAATTACAAAATCTTTAAACGGCGCCGATTTGCAATCAATAGACACAATCAAACAATTAGCTCCAGTAGCATTTAGTACACAGCAAAGGCTTGTTACTGCTTTAGATTATGAATCAATGATAAAAGCTAATTTTACACAAGTTAGAGATGTTGCTGCATGGGGAAGTCAAGATAATATTCCTGTTGATTATGGAAAGGTTTATATCAGTTTAGATTTCGATGATAATGTAACACAAGAAGAAGAAACATTTGTTAAAACGACTATTGTTAATACATTTGCTGATAATCTTGCAATTATGTCTATTGGAACAAAATTTGTAGACCCAATTACTCTAGATTTTATAATAGAGGCAAATATTCAATGGGATCCAAATTTGACAGGATTAAAAACCGGTAATATTGAAAATAGAACAAAAAATATTATTACTACTTATTTTGATACAACATTAAGTGGATTCGGAAAAGCCTTTAGACGATCAGCGCTGTTAACAGAAATAGATTCATATGATAAATCTATTCTTGGATCAGGTTTAAATGTTAAACTTCAAATATCGTTTGAGCCAAGTTTAAATTTACCAGATGGTTATAAATTACATTTTCCAGTAAGATTAGAACAACCTTCTTTGGATAAGTATAGCGTTGAATCTAATTCATTTACATATGGTGAAACAAATACTATTGCTAGAATACGAAACAAATTGAATTCAACAATTCTTCAAATTGTTGATGCAAATAGTAAAGTGATAGTAGATAATTTAGGAGCATATTTTCCGCAATCTGGATTAATACAACTAAATAATTTTGTACCTAGAGCTATTATTGACGGATCTGTTAATATTAAACTTACAGCGATACCTCAAGATCAAACAGTAGTTAAGCCACTTCGAAATTATGTACTAAATGTATCTGATACTAATTTAAGCGTCGGTGTAAATATCGACTATCAGAATACTAATGTTGTATTAGGTTAATAATATGATAAAGGGTCTAGAACATACACTTAGAGATTTCAACAGGCTGCCACTTGAAATGCATAAAAATGCAGTTAAAGAGGTTTTACCTACATATTTTACAACCGAATATCCAAATTTAGTTTTATTTTTAGAATATTATTATGAATATATGGATGAAAAAAGTTTTGGTAGTTTAATAAACGACATTTATACTTGTAGAGATGCAGAAGATAATTCATTAGAACATTTAGATTTAATGGTAAATGAATTTGTTATGGGTGTTGGTGTTGCAAAATTTGAAAAAGAACCAAGAGAAATTATTCGTAATTTTGCAAAATTTTATAGAGTAAAAGGATCTAAATATTCAGCAGAAGGATTTTTCAGAGCTTTTTTTGGCACCGACGCTGTAGTTCATTATCCAAAAAATGATTTGTTTTATTTAAATGATAGCGCATCAACTATTGGAGTTGATGCTCAAAAAGTAATTCAAGATGGAAAAATATATCAATTATTATCTCATTTAGTTCGAACCGATGTTGGACTACCAGCTTGGCAAGAACTTTATAAAAAGTTTGTTCATCCAGCAGGATTTCATCTTGGAGCGGAAATTGTAATTCAAGAACCAGCTGGTAATATTACTATTAGTGGCGTTACAGCACCGCTGTTTGACTTACCACCAACAATATTATCTGATATAGCATCAATATCTGATAATTACTTATATGATTCATTAGGTATGGCGCTTACAAAAGAAACTCTTCAATCTACAGACATAACTCAACTTGTAAGTCCAACCATAAATGGTTCAGTTTATAATCTAAGATTACATACCGGACCTTTAAAGTTTGAAAATTATTTGAATAGAACTATTGCAGAAGCCGACGCTAATTATCCTACTATATACGCTTGGGCCGCGCAAACAAGACAAATATGGGATACCACCACTGATAGCGCGGAGCTTTTACGTCAAGATAGTATTCCACTTTTCATTAATAACGGTGCAGATTCTTATGGTTATTTTGGGGTATATCCATCGTTCTATGTAGGAACTAGTGATAATCCAGATTATCTAAAAAAACCATATCCATCTATTATTACTACATCTCTCGCATATGCAGAACTTGGTGCTGCACACTTTGAAGCTGATTCTGATATGACGCAACTTTATCCGCTTTATGATTCTGATATTGTAGCATAGATTAAAAAAAGTATATAAATATAAGTAACAAAAATTAATATTTTTAGTATTGCAATTTGAATATGTATTAAGTTAGGAAAGAAATATGACAGCTATCGTCACTGATGATTTAAAATTTAACATTCTCGAATCTCTATTAGCAGATTATAATACCTCAGGCACAGAATATTATATCGGTGTTGGAAGATCTGAAATTTGGGATAGTAACGATGCAGCTACTACTCCAATTAATTCTAAATTTGATGTAATAGATTTTAAAGAACGACTGCAATCTATTAAAAAGGTAGAGGCTGCTTCTTTTGTTGTACCAAGGCAGGATTGGGTGTATGGAACAATTTATCCACAATGGGATGATCAGCGGTCCGGCACTCTATCTGTTGGAAAAAGATATTATGTTTTAACAGATAATTATGGCGTATATATTTGCTTAAGAACCGGTAAAAATAGACAGGGTGTCCCTCAACCATCTCTTGTAAAACCATCATTAGCTAATATTGATCCGTTTGAAACATCTGATGGTTATGTATGGCAATTTATTTATACCATTAGCGCGCTGAAAGCTAATTATTTCTTGTCATCTCAGTATATGCCAGTTCATATACAAGAGACTGCACCTGATTCAAATTCAACTGGCATTGAAATCAAGCAATGGGAAATTCAGCAAAATACCATTCCTGGAAGAATTACTTCATTTGTTATCACTAATGGCGGTAGTGGATATGGAACCACGTCTGCAATGCCTAGTTTTGATGTTCGTGGGAATGGTACGTTGACATTTGGCGATTCTGCTAATGAGTATCTTAAAGCTATTATAGATTCATCTGCTAGTACTATTACAGGAATTAATTCCCGCCGCACAGGAACTACTTTAAATTATCTAGATAGTTACGATTTTGCTGAAATTAAAATTACTACTGATGGAGCTGGTGGAGACAGCGCTACTGCAAGAGCAGTCGTTGGTCCAAGACCTGGATTTGGTAAAGATGCTCGCAAAGATTTAAAATCTACTGCATTAATGTTTAGAAGTAAAATTTTAGATAACGATGAAGATTTTACTTTATCTCAAGATTTTAGACAAGTTGGTCTTATTAAAAATCCTCGTGCTGGAGACTCGGAAGGGGATTTTTCTTCACTTACTGGTTTAGTATCTAGAAATATAAAGTTAGGATCATATGCTGTTGCCTTTAATAAAGATAAAATTATTGAAGGTGTAAGTAGTGGAGCAAAAGCTTATATCGATAATGTAGATTCAAGTGTTGCACTTGGCACAAGAATATATTATCATCAAAATCCTGAAACAGGTTTTAAGAATTTTAGTTCTGGTGAAACAATTCAAGAAACAAACGGAAATGGTGAAGGTGTGATTTTAACACACGATAATCAAGGTGAAGTAAATAGACTATCTGGTGAAGTTTTATATATAGATAATCGCGTGCCAGTGATGCGTGCTACTAATCAATCTGAAGACATTAAAGTAATAATCCAACTATAAGAGTAGAGTAATAACATGACAATAAGCTTTTCAGAAAACTTAATGAGTTCTACCTATAAGGATGATTTTTCCGATAGTGCAGGATATAAAAGAATTCTTTTTAATCCGCGTAGACCGCTACAAGCAAGAGAATTAACTCAATCGCAAACTATAATTCAAAAAGATATGGAGAGGTTTGGTCGGAATATCTTTAAAGAAGGAGCGATGGTTAATCCAGGTGGAATTACACTTCATCCTAAAATAGAATTTGTGAAATTGCAACCCGGAGTTTTACAGGGACCTACAACAACATTTGCCGAAAGCTCTTTAGCTGTACCAGGTGCTATTTTTAACGGATTAACTTCTGGTGTCAGCGCTGAAATTATTACTAGAGAAGATGGAGACGGCACTGTAGCAAATCCTCCGACTTTATATATTATGTATCGAAGTGGAGGGTCACAAACCGCTGGAACATCTACATTAAAATTTTTACCAGATGAAACGATTCAAATAGACAATGGTAGTGAGTCATATAAAATTAAAGCTAACCATACTACCGCAAATCCATCGTACGGTCAGGGTGTAAGACTATCAGTTGCCGCCGGTGATTATTTCACCCAAGGGCATTTTTGTTATGCAAGACCACAATCAATAATTATTTCAAAGTATAGTAATGATTTTACTGGAATTGTAGGCTTTAATGCAGTTCAAGATATTGTCACAGCGAGTGATAATGAATCGCTATTTGATAATCAAGGACAATTTCCAAATATTGCAGCTCCTGGAGCCGACCGTTATAGAATAACTCTAACACTGGCAGTTAAACCAGTTACGCCGGATCTAGATTCATTCGTGTTTATCGCAAATATAGTTAATTCTGTAATAGTCGAACAAGCAACTGGTTTTAATCAATATAATAAAATTAATGATTTAATTGCTCAAAGAACTGCTGAAGAGTCTGGTGATTATGTAGTAGATCCATTTTATTTAACATATGATTCTGGATCAGCTTCAACACTTAATGCAGTATTAAGTCCAGGTAAAGCATACGTAAATGGGCATAGAATTAATAGGCCGACTCGAACACAAATATCGATTAATAAAGCAACTTCATTTGCTGGAAATACTTCAACTGGCGATATTAGTTCTATTCCCTCAGAATATGGAAGTTATGTAATTGTATCGGCGTTTGTTGGTGCATTACCTATGGATTCACCAAGTGGTAATCAAAAAACTACATTTCCAGCAGTCAATATTTACAAAGCTGATAATTCAGTATTAGGAACTTGTAGAGTACGTCATGTAGATGCACCTGCAGCATTTGGTGCTAACTTTAGAGTCTTTATATTCGATGTAGTAATGACAGGTACAAATAGCTTTAGAGATGCAGTTAAAATTGGTCCTAGTACAAGTGCTCGTTCAACATTAGTCCTAGAAGGTACTCCGGCTGGAGCTGTTATTAAAGAAGCAAATGATAATAATTTATTCTTTGAAGTCCCTTATAAAAGACCTAAAGATATTGCAATTGTCGATTTAACAGTAATGAGAAAATTTACTGGAACACCTTCAAGTAATTCCATAACACTTACAGCACTTTCTGGAGAAGTATTTGATAATACTGGTGATTGGATTGTAATGCAAGGTGGAACAGTTACAACAGCAGGAACAATAGGATCGCCGGGTAGTCAAACAATTCAAATTACTGGGTTGCCACACGCTACAAATAATGTAGAAGTTTTAGCTTACGTTAAAAAATCAAGTAATATCGCTGTTAGATCAAAAACAATCTCTCCTAATCAGCAAAAAACAATTGCTATTTCTGTAAGTGGTGGTATTGGTACAGTTGATTTAGATCAAAATGATATTATTGCAGTAACAATGATTAGAGCTGGATCTTCAAGTGGTGCTGATGTAAGTGATCAATTTGTAGTTGACAATGGTCAGCGAGATGGCTTTTATGGTCTTGGAAAATTAATAAGAAAATCTACAAGTGGTCTTACAGGTAATGTTTATGTTGAATTTACATATTATCAACATGGAGCTGGAGTATGTTTTGCAGTTGGATCTTATCCTGGTCTTCCTGCAGCGTATGGCGATATTCCAGAATATATTATGAGAGATGGAACAGTAGTTCAACTTAGAGACGTAATAGACTTCAGATCAGCCAAAAAAGCTGATGGAACATTTAATGACACTGGTGGAGCAACTGGTGGTGTAGTTAACGAGTTGCCTCAAAATGATACACTCATAAATGTTAGAATCGAGCATTATCTTCCAAGACAAGACCGAATTGTTATTGCTGATGACGGCAATATTCTTAATTTAGAAGGAACTCCAAGTGATATTCCTTCATTACCAGCTTTACCACCTAAAACTTTAGAATTGTATAGATCATCTTTAAATGGCGGTACAATCAATTCATCTGATATGATCGTTAAGTTTATTGAAAACAAAGGTTATACCATGAAAGATATTGGTAAAATCGATAAACGAGTTGATTTGCTTGAAGAGAGTGTAGCTCTTAGCCTATTAGAACTTGATACTAATACACTTGAAGTTACTGATGAAGCCGGTAATAATAGGACTAAGTCTGGATTTTTGGTTGATAACTTTAAAGATCTTTTTCATGCTGATATAGATAACGTAGAATATAGAGCTTCTATTAATCCAAAAACTATGACACTACACCCCGCATTTACCGAATACAATGTTGGACTTATTTATGATGCTGCAAATTCTTCTACCCGGGTAGTAGGTGGAGTAGTAACTCCCGATACAGTTTTAAAAGGCGATAATGTTTATATTAAGCATACTGAGATTGAATATATTACACAAAATGTGGTATCAAGAACTGAAAACGTTAATCCATTTATGGTTTCTGAATATTTTGGGTCAATAACATTGTCTCCTCAATCAGATGAATGGAAAGTAGATCAACACGCAGCAGCAAAAATTATTGATGGTGGGACACGTTTGAATACTAATCAGGCTGTAATGTTTGATCAATCTGAATGGGGTTGGTTAGGTAACGATATTGAAGGATTAGAAGTAGGTGATGCTACTACAGTGGCAGGAACCACCACTTCATCTAGCAGATCATTTACTCAACGTGCTGGCAATTTAACTGTATGGGGATTCGATCAAACCACAAGTTCAATTGTAAATAGAGTTGTTGCATCTGAAACTATTCGAACATCTTTAGGTTCAAAAATTATTGATGTCGTGGTGATACCATTTATGAGAAGTAGAAGAGTTAGCTTCGAAGCAGTTGGTCTTAGACCTAATGCTTATCATTTTGCTTATTTTAATGATAGAAAAATGGATGACTTTGTAAAGAGCACTGGATCTTTTGATAGAATTAATTCTTCAAGAATTGAATATGAATCGCCTAATAATCTTACTCAACATCCAGATGGCCCAGGAGTATTATTAAGTAATGCTTTAGGAGTAATTTCTGGAACTTTCTTTATTCCAAATAATAGCACTACTAAATTTAGAACGGGAAATTCTGAATTTAAACTTCTTGATGTTACTGAAATTATTGATAATGGCGGAGTTCCGGGATCATCTGCAATAGCATCATATAACGCTTCTGGTGCTTTACAGACTTGGCAAGAAGAAATATTATCAACTCGACATCTTACAATTGTTGGTGGTAGAGTTACTAGTACAAGTAGAAGAGTAACCGGTTCGAGAATAATACAACCTCCTAGAGAGGATGATAATAGGCAAAGGGATCCATTAGCTCAATCATTTTTTATTCTTCAAGATGAAGGCATATTTACAACTAAAATTGATTTATATTTTAAAACAAAGCATGCTACATTACCAGTATGGATTGAATTAAGGCCTCTTGTAAATGGCTATCCAGCGTCAAATACAATTGTACCTGGATCTAGAAAATATTTATCTCCAGGTGACGTTGCAATTTCTGATGATGCATCGCTTCCAACAACATTTACTTTTGATGAGCCGATTTATTTGTCTGGTACAACTGAATATGCAGTTGTATGTATATGTGATAATACTGATTATTTACTATGGACATCATTCATGGGAGACTTTGAATTAGGATCTACATCTAGAAGAATTACTAAGCAGCCGTTTTTGGGATCTTTCTTTAAATCTCAAAATGCTTCCACGTGGGAAGCTTCTCAAGAACAAGATATGAAATTTACATTATATAGAGCTGATTTTGCTACTAATATACAAGCAATTGCTCAACTTAATAATGCAGATTTACCGCTTGCAAATTTATCATCTAATCCTATTGAAACAAATACTACAGCTCCTACTTCAGTTAGAGTTCATCAAAGAGATCATAATTTAGCTGTTAATGATAAAGTCGCTATATCAGGCGCGACTGCAACTGGTGGTGTTACTGCTGCAGAATTAAATGTTACTCATGATATAACTCATATAGATCCAACTGGATTTAAATTTACTCTTGCAGCAGGATCTGCTACATCAGCAGCACGAGGCGGCGGATCTGCAGTATTATCTGCAAAAAATATTCAAGGTAGTACTTTATATCCAATTGTTCAAACACTGAATCCAAATAACACTAGTATGATTCCTAAAGCTAGAATATACACTGGATATTCTAATGTTGCTTTAGAAACTCCTTATCAAGCGCCTGCGAGTGGATATGCAGATATAGCATTAAATAGAAAAAATTATTTTGAAAATCCTATATTGATAGCGAATCCGGTAAAAGAAGATACGGCTAATGCTATAATGGGATTAGGCGGAGTTCATACTGGTTCACTACAAATTGCGATGAGCACACAAACTCCTTTCGTTTCGCCTGTTATTGATATGCAAAGAGCTTCTCTAGTAATTACAAAAAACGAGATAGACAGGCCTGCAGCATTTAGTAGTCCCCTACCCACCGGTAAAAATGTAGTATTTGATTTTGCGGCTGAAACCACACCATTTAGCGGAAGTGCTTTATCTAAACATATCACCAAGCCAGTGACATTGACATCGTCTGCTGTTGGTCTTAAAGTTATGTTAGCCGGTAATAGACCAACTGGATCATTAATTGATGTATATTATAAAACAGGAACTGAAGATACTATATTAACAGACATTGATTGGACATTGGCTGAGCTTGAAGCGCCAGTTTCTATTTCAGACAACATTTATTCATATAAAGAATATCGCTATCTTATTGGTGGAGATGCAGGAGATCTTGCAGCATTTACTACATTTCAAGTTAAAATCGTATTTTATGCTAATAATAATTCAAAGGTTCCGACAGTCAAAGATTTAAGAGTTATAGCGTTAGGTGTTTAAAATTGAAAAGTAGAATAAATTGTGTAAAAATTGATGGTCATCCAAATCTAGTTAAAGATTTGTCATCAGGAGCAATCATAAATATTGATGATGACTCTATAAATAAGGCTAGAATAAAAAAACAGCGTAATATTGCTCAAGAAAAAGAAATGATTGAATTAAAAAATGATGTAAGTGAAATAAAACAGATGTTATCACAATTAACAAAGAAGATGGTAGAATCAGATGTCTAGACAAGTAAACATCACGTTAAGCGACACGATTAACGGCTGGAGACAAAAAAATAATCTTACAGCCAGTTATCTTGGAGACTTAGATAATTTAATTGCGGGAATCAGTACTGATTCTAATATTGTTGCAGCTTTAAATACTATGTATAGTATAAGAAGATCATATACTGCCGGTAACGGTATAGCAAAAAATACTCCAGTCGATTCAACTGGTCAATTTTCGGTTTTAGCTGGTCACGGTTTAACTCAAGAAGCATCTGGTCTTAAATTAGAAGATATGCCAGCAAATACAGTTAAAGTAAGAGATGCAGGAACTACTGGAGCATCATCAAATAAGGCAGTTACTAACAAGCAAATTTTAATTGGTGATGGAACTGGTTTTACATCCGCTGCTTTATCTCAAGATGTTCTTATGACAAATGCCGGCGTGGTCACAATTCAACCTGATGTTGTAACCTATGATAAAATGCAAGACATTGTAACTGCAAATAGAGTTCTTGGCAAAACATCAGGTGGAACAGTTGAAGAAGTACAAATTCAAACTGATATGATATCAAATGACCAAGTAACTAATGCCAAGCTAGCTAATATGCCTGCACGCACGATGAAAGTAAATGCAACAGGATCAACCGCTGATCCACATAATTTAGCACTTGGAAATAATACAATTGTTGGTAGATTAGGCACAGGTAATATTACTACGTTATCAGTTGGCACTAGTACAGTAATTGGTCGTACAACATCTGGTGATATCATAGCAGCTCAGACAGCAACAGATCAAATAGCTAATGACGCTGTGACTAATGATAAGCTTGCTAATATGCCAGCAAATTCAGTAAAAGTTGGAAATAGTTCTTCAGCAACAGATCCTTCAGATATTGTAGTAGCAAACACTCAAATTCTAATTGGTAATGGCTCAGGTTTTACTACTGCAGCATTATCTGGTCATGTTACAATGGCAAATACTGGCGCTTGTACAGTTTCTGGAGGCGAAGCCGATTTTGTAAAAGTTGCTGAAAAAAATGACGATGTAAATTACCAAGTATTATTTAGCGATAATAATGGTACAGGTTATCAAAGACCTTATATTGATACTAATAATGGGCATTTAATGTATAATCCATCAACACAAACATTATCTTCCGGTACAATTGCTGGTAATGCTGCAACTGCAAACTTTGCGGATTTAGCTGAGAAATATACTACAAGTGAAGAGCATCCAGTTGGAACAGTAATGATGGCGTCATTTAATAAAACTGAAGAAACTACTTCTTGCACATCAAGCGGAATTCCAGTAGGCGTAATTTCAGCTCAACCTGCTTATTTAATGAATGCAGACGCTCCTGGTCAAGCTTTAGGTCTTAAGGGAAGAGTTCCAGTAAGGGTTGTTGGGGGAGTTCATAAAGGTGATCCAGTATATACACACCATAATGGGCGAGCAAGTAAAGAATTTAATGGAGCTATGATGGTAGGTGTAGCTTTAGAATCGTCTACCGTAGATGAAGAAAAATTGATAGAATGTGTCCTTAAAGTGTAAATAACTGTTTACATTTAATTAAAAATAGTATATAATTAAATAATGATTAATAAATCTCAATTCATATCTGCACTTACTGCAAATCATATGTATGAACAAAATATGGTTTATGCTATAGATGAACAGGGTCGTGAACAGCTAATTACTAGCTTCAGTGATTTTTGTAAAGTGCAAAAACAAAACTATTCTATAAAAATCGAACGTATGGAAAACTTTAATTCAACAATATATGAATATTGTTGGAAAATAAAAACTGATTGGAAACATGAACAGCATGTAACATGTCATTTATTTTTTGCAGGGGCTGGATCTTATTCTTTTGATATGCATACTGATCCAGATGATGTTGTTATATATTGCTGTGAAGGATCTAAGTCTTTAATAATTGATGATAAGCCAGTGACTATTATTCAAGGAGAATATATACATATACCAGCTTATACACCTCATCAAGCATTAAATAAAGATGAAGCATTAACTTTAAGCTTTGGTTTGGAAAATTATACAGAGGATAAAATTAATAATGAACTGGCTGATGTATCTCAAAACAACAGAAACATGTCAGCTTAATTGTGCGCACTGTTTTACGAGCGGAAGAAGCGGTCAAAAGATTTATTGGAATACTGATAAGCTAGTTGACTGGATTCATAGATTTAGAAAAGAAAAACCTGCAGCACAAGATTCTATACATATGGAATTTCATGGTGGTGAGCCGTTTCTTGTGCCGGTTGGCCAAATGCGAAAGGTATATGATGCATGTGATGGTCTATGGGATCAAATGTCATGGGGTGCCACAACTAATTTAGTTTTTAAATTAAAAGATCAGCATATGGATTTTATTAAAGGTCCTCTTGGAAATAGACTTGGCACATCGTGGGATCGTAAGATTCGATTTGAAAATAAAAACCAATATAATCTTTGGCATAAAAATGTTAAAACACTTTTAGCAGATGGTGTTACTATTCGTTTGTTTATTAGTCTTACAAAAGATACACTTGCAAAAGATCCTATAGTATTATTAAGATGGTGCCGGCGACTTGGTGTACAAGAAGTTTCACTGGAAAGACTAACTAATAATGGTAGTGCCCGAGAAGCATCAGAAATATTTCCAAGCAATAAAGAACTTGATGAATATTTTTTAAAAATGCACATGCAAAGTGAAGAGCACGGAGCAAGGGATTGGTTTGAAAATGACTTTTTAGAAAATGTATATGCCAAGTTTGAAAAGACTATGACTACATGTGGAACATTTTGTAGAGATTGTGAACAAAAACTATTTACCATAAATGGAGATGGAACTATTGCAGGCTGCCCAAATAGTGCGCCTGAACAAGCTTTTGGAAGTTTAGATGATTCAATTGATACATTGTTAAAAAGTCCAAAAAGAATTCGTGCTATATTAGAAGAAAAAATGCGGAATCCTAATTGTTTATCTTGCCCTGTATCTAGATTTTGTGGAGGTGATTGTCATCAATTAGGATGGGATGGAGATATTTGTGGTGCACCAAAAAGTTTAATGATGGAACTTGCAAAACATGTATAAATACACGTATATAACAAAAGAGGAATGAAATGGCTACATTAACAAGTCCAATTAACGCACAGAATATAATAGATAGATTTGCGGATTTTGCACCGGCAAGTGCAAACTCTGGTATTGTTTGGGGTACTAATTCAGTTCCGTTTAGTGGATTTTCTACATCATATTTTGGTGGAACGACTGCTGGTCGGAGCATTGGAATTACTGGAGCCGATATAAATCAAAATCCAATCACTGCTTCTGTTATTAATACAGCAATTGAAAATGAAACCGCAGCGTATAGTCAAATTAGAAATTTAAATGCAAGGCGAAATGTAACAGGTGAAGTAAGTAATATAGGTACATATCAGACTCCAGGCTTAATTTTTAATCAAACACAAAAAGCTTATTTAAACAGTAGTTATATACAAACGTTATCTGCGGCTGGAGTTACTCTAACTGCTGGTACTCAAATTAGTGCATCTGGGCTTGAAGCTAAATTTACCGATTTGCAAACAAGATTTAATTCGTTAGTATCTAATACTATTACTGTAACTATTAATATTTGCCATTCAAGTTGTCATAGCAGCTGTCATGGTTCGCGAGGAAGAAGATGAAAGTTATTGATGTTACTGCACCATTCAGTATTGAAGATTTGAAATTGTATTTTGAAGATGATCAAACTTTTTATATGGTTGATTACAAAAATTCACAATTGCAGGGAACAAAGCTATTAACATATCTCAGTAATCTGGAATTGCCATGTAATATTGGTTTTACTGATCAGAAAGATTTTGATGATCTTACTAAAGAATATCTTTTAGCTAATTTTATTATAAGTGTTCCTATTCTTGAAGAAAGAGTAATTAGTTTATTATTACAAATGAAAGGTATTAGTGAGTTAACAGAAAAAGATTTTATTGATGATAATGTTGAAATACTTACTACTTGGGCCAAGAAATTAGATTCACTTTCGCTTTACAATTTATACACCGTTGAATGTGATGAATTAAAAGACTATGTTAAATCATTTCCAGAAGATAACACAAAAGATTTAACTGGAATAAATTTTGTAAATTTACTTAAATACGAAAGCTTTTATTTATTTTATGCCAACGTAATTGAACATCATAAAACATATTATAAATCATACTTTAATGAGTATATGTTTAAAGGAAATAATTTATTTAGCTATTGGGCAAATGTTAATAACCCAATGTTTTTACTAACAAGCTCAATCGCCACAGGAGAACAGTTATGATACATCTGTTTAAGAAGATTTATGTAACAACAGATAATATCATCGATCCAAAATTTGATCGTATTGTTGTATCACAGAATAACGGTTTTAATCTTTTAGAAGATCTCCAAAAAATCTTATCTGGTCAACTTATCGCATATGGACTTGAATGGGATGATATTCTAGGAAAAGATAAAACGTTTAAAGATGCTACAACTCTATTTGATGAATTAGCTACTAAATGTGATACTACAAATAAAAGAATAATTATTTATTGTGACAATGGCTCGTTGCAATTTATTATGTCTACTTGGTATAAATTCATTTTAAAAACTCCTACAGCCGATGCTGTAGAATCATTACTAAAGGCGCATGCTTTTAAATTTAATACATTTTTCAGAGGCAGGTTTTCGAGTAACAACGCAAAATTAGGATCTGGTGAAATTTTAAAAGTAGAAAATTTCAAGAGCATTTATGCTGGTGTTAAAGCTCCCACTGCGGCTAAGAAAAAAGCGTTTATGGCAAAATATAAAAGTACAATAAGTGTTGAACATCTACTAGCAAATTACCTTAATAACAAATCTTCAAAGGTTGAATTAAAAAGCGTAGTCAGGCCTCTGCTAAAAAAAGTGTTTGAGCAATATCTTTACGAATTAAAAGAAGTATTTTTCCAACATTTCTTAACTAAATCTTTTGCTGATAAATTAAGTTTAGACAAAACTTACACATTAAATAATATTAATGACATTTTTACAGATACTTCTAAATTTGCTCAACTGTTTATTAAAGACGATATGTGGTCTATAAAATATCTAAGTGGCGCTTCTAGTAGTGATAATGTAATATTCGAAAATATTTCTGATTCAGATCTTAATACTATTAAAGAGTTTGTAGCTATTATAGAAAGTCAATGGTCTGATTTTACTTTAAGAGATGATAGCATATTAGAATTCTTACCAGCAATTAATACTGAATTAACAGATGAACTATTAGATAAGCTTATTTTAATTGAATCATTGGATGATAAAGAACCTGAAAAATTCTTTGCATTAGAACTTGAAACTGTAAATCATTATTTAATTCATTCGCTACTGGATGCTAATTCTGTTTCTGATAAAACAACTATTGCTAAATATGTAACAGTTTAAATATTTTTTAATTTGTAATGTATAGAATGAAGTATGATTATAGCATTTATTAATCCTCCTCACGCTGACTGGTCACTAGCAAATAACTTTACATTTTTATTAATGCAAAGTTACTATTCTCGTTTTGGCAAATATAGTAAAAAAGTAAAGTGGTTAGAATCACCATATAAATGGAATAGCTATAAATCTTATGATGAAGTAATAGATGATATAATCGAAGCAGATATAATTATGTTTTCTTCTTATACTTGGAACTACATGATATGTGATGAAATTTCTAATAAAATTAAAAATAGATATCCAGAAAAAATACTAGTTTTAGGTGGTCCACATATTGGAACCAATGAACCTGAGCTATTGGCCTCTCGTCCTCAGTATGATTTAATTTGTAGGCCTACTAAACCAGGTGAGCCATTTATGGCTGAGCTTATCGATCAGTTTATTGAAAACAGAATAGATCCAACAAGTATTCCATGGGAATTAAGATCTGATGTAAAATTAATACATGATTTGTCAAAAGAAGATTATTCAGTATACGAAGATCATTTAGAATATCTTACAAAATTACTTAAATACGCTCGTAATAATAAAATGGAACCGTTTATTGTTTTAGAGACAACAAGAGGTTGTCCTTATAAGTGTGTATTCTGCGAATGGGGTGGAGGTATTAATACAAAGATTTATAAGAAATCCTTGGACATAGTGAAACGTGATATCAATGCTATGCTAAAAGCCGGTTATAGATCTGCTTATTTAAATGATGCAAACTTTGGAGCCTTTTTTGAAAGAGACTTTGAAATATTCGAATATGCTTGGACAAATGGTTTTAATTTAACTGATATTTCTACTATGAAATCTAAGGATTTAAATAGAAGAAAAAAATTAATTGATAAGTATTTTGAAATTGTTGGAACAAATTATACTTCTCCAAATATGAAAAATGGAAAAAATATGTGGAGCGAGATGGCCAATATATCGATAGTTCCATCAGTGTCTATTCAAAGCAGTTCTGACATTGCAATGAAAATAGCTGAAAGAGTTGATTTAAATACAGAAGATAAATTAGAATTGAGTAAACACATTAATGAGCAATGTTCAAAGCATGGGTTTCCAATACCTAATTTAGAAATGATCCTTGCAATGCCAGGTTCTACAATAGATGACTTTTATAATGAAATGGAATATATCTGGAATTTTAAATCGTTTGGTTCTTATAGGCACGATTATATGTTTCTTCCTGATTCAGCGCTTAATTCTCAGGAATATAAAATTAAATATGATATTCGAACAGTTGAAGTTTATACTGATATTGCAGATGAACAAGGAATTGATAGTTGGAATAATTTGTATAAAAATAAAAAATCGTACTTCAAAACAATATCATCATGCTTTTCGTTTACAACTGAAGAAATGCATGAAATGTGGTTTATGAATAGTGCTGGAAATTATTTATTGCAGCACTTTTATCCTATGCTTGAAAATAGTCTATCACCGTCAGTCTTTACTAAAAAAGCATATGAAGTTATAAGTAAATTAGATAGATGGGATGATATACATTCTGAAATAAGAGATATATTTAATCCAAATTCTCAACCAAAAAGCATTAAAGTTTTAAATCAAGAGTTTAGAGCAAATACTATAAATAAATTTATAGAAAAAAATAGACGTATAATTATGTCAGAGGTAAGTAAAGAATGTCTGTAGCACCTATTAATCCAGCTCCACTTGATTTTGATATATACAAAATCTTGGGAAGCAAGATTACTCGATCAAGTGAGCTTGTTATAATATTTTTTGAACATTGTAATTTAAAATGTGTGTTCTGTCCACAAGATCATAACTCAATGGTTGGAGCTACTAGAGAAGAAATTTTAGCAAAAAGCGATACTGTTGCTAAATTTATTAACAATTCGCCAAGATCAAAAGACTATAAATTACATCTATTAGGCGGAGAATTATTTGAAGATCTATGGATTGAAAAAGGCTTTTTAGATGTATATGAAGAATTTATGGATTTAGTCAGATCCAAGATTAACATTGGTGACAAAAGAATTTATTTTAATTATCTTACTAATTTTATGTTTGATAAAAAAAATTCAGATAAGGTTATGGATTTTTGTAATAAGCATGATGTAAAGCTTTCAACTTCTTATGATCCAAGAGGTAGATTTAACAAAGGTCAACTAGAAATATTCTTAGAAAATGTTGAGACTTTTAAAGATTATATTAGAAACGTTTCAATTGTTACTACTAGCCAAAATGTGCAAACAATTATAAAGAGTAACGATAAAAGCACCTTTGACTATTTGTATAAAAACTTTCCTGTTGATTTTGATGCCTATATGCCATCACCACTAATTAAAACAGACTCAAAATTAATTCCTAAAGACAGTGAGTTATTAGCGTTCAATAAATATTTGATAGATAACTATCCTGAGTGTGAAAATATGGACGCATTTCATGATCCATTAAATCAGACTGGCGCAATGATGTGCACCAGAGGTAATTCAATAACTATTCAGCCTGATGGTTCATCACCCGGTGGATGTTGTGGTGTAGCATATCAGCGAGATAAAAAAACTGGTGAAACACCCTTTGAAACAGGAGATATGGTAGAAAAGTTTTTAAAAAAATATAATTGTTTTGAGTGTGAATATTATGAAAACTGTCCATTCACATGCTTTGTAAAAGCTGATATGCCAGGTGACCATAACGATATGGAAGAATGTGTTTTTAAAGAAACGTTTAACTACGTTAAAAAAACAAAAGGATTTAAACCAAAACGTGATGGTGAAGATGATCTATCATATGGATTTAGACAAAAGGTAAAAATGCTGTGAAAAATGGTTGGAAAATGGATGATGGATTTTATACAGAAAATAACGTTCGAGCGTTTCAATATTTAGAAGATACTATTCCTAATATAAAATGGCTTAGAGGTATTGGTAATAGAAAAGATTATCGATTCCCTTTAAATTATTATATATTGGGTATGCGAAAGAAAATGCTAATGACTGCTGATTATCTTTTTAATCATTATTTAAAACCATATTCAGAAAAACAAGATTTGATTTATTATCATTGTTGGAATGGCACTGAACAAACTTCATGTCATTGGCATAATGATTTTTGTGAAGGTGCAAATATAATGTTTCTTCTATATTTTACCGATATGAATAAGGACGCTGGTGGTGAAATTATGTTTAGAAATATATCACAAAATAATAGAATCACAGCCTTTCATTTACCTCAAAAATATGATGTAGTAGTAGGGAGCCAAGATAAACAGTTTGAACATAGAGTTGAACATTTCAGAGATCCTGATATGCACAGAATCACTATGAATTTTGGGTTTAACGTTAGCGATTCACCATGGACTTAATTGTTAAACCAACTGAATTATGCAATTTTAAATGTTCGTTCTGTTCATCATCTAAAATTACGTTTGAAGATAATACTGCTACTCTTGATCTAAATAAGATATTTAAATTTTTAAAACGTTTTCCAGACACTCAAACAATTATTGTTAATGGTGGCGATCCATTAATGATGAAGCCAAATTACTATTGGAAAATTATAGAGTATCTTGATAAGCATGATCTGCCTGCAACAATATCACTTACAACAAATTTATATCCATTTCTTATGAAACCAATGAAATGGAAAGAACTTTTTAACCATCCTCGAATTGGTGTAGCTACATCATTTCAATATGGTGGAGGAAGATTAAAAGGTGATTATAGTGAGTTTACAGAAGAAGATTTTTGGAAGTGTTCAGATGCGATGCTAGAACATGTTGGATATAGACCATCATTCATAGCCGTAATCGTTGAAGAAAACGAAGATACTCATATTAAGACAGTTGAACTTGCAAAGAAAATGAATGTAGTCTGTAAAGTAAATTATGCCATGGCGTCAGGTTCTCAGTCTGCTCCATATCAGTTATCGAAAATATATGAACGTTATGTTGAAATATGGAAAGCTGGATTAAGCGATTGGGAACATAATACTCAACAGATGATGGTACGACTAAGAGGAGAATCTACTATATGTCCACAAACAAGAACATGTGATTCTGGCATTCGAACACTTCAACCTGAAGGTGACTACTATTCGTGTGGTGCATTTGGCGATGATTTAGATAAGGCTATTGATTTTAATTACGAAATGAGTGGTGGATTTTCAACACCTCTTGCAACAGATTTAAGTTTAATGAGTTTGAAAAATGCATGTTATACTTGTCCTATGTTTGAAATTTGCAATGGTTGTAAAAAAACTATTAAAGATTTAAAACAACATAACATGGTAGAAGATCATTGTAAACATATGAAGACTTTAGCAACTGATATAATCAGTATAAATAGCATCGATAGACAATTGACGCCGTATGAGAGGGAATACGCATGATAAAAACTATTTTTCCAATAAAAATGTTACATGAGCTGCATGATATTAATGAAGAAGAAAGTAGTACACTTAATTCAGTATGTCAAGCAATATTTAGAAATCATTTAGCTATGGCCGGTCTTTCATATCAAGATGGTGGAGATGATGGAGTACACATTCCGCTATTTACCGATGATAATATTAAAAATTATAATGAAATTAAAATTTTACATGATTTTTTCGCAAAGTCATTTTTAAAACTAGCTAATGAATATGATGAATCAATTACACACACCGAAATTTTAGAACGTATGGAGCAGACCACTGGAAGATTGCCGTTTATGAGAAATGGTGATTATAAAGGTTTGCATTGTCATAGTGGTGCTTCAATGGTTGCGGTTTATTATTTAGATTGTGTAGATAATGATAAAGACGGCGGCAAATTAATTTTTCATGATCCGGCATTTAACCAGGTTATAAAAACAAAACCTAAATCTAAAATGTCTATTGAGACTGAAAAAAATACAATTATTATTGTTCCGGCTCATGTATGGCATGAAGTAACTCCTTATTATGGTGAAGAAGATAGACTTGCAGTAGTAATGAATATTTCCTTTCCATCTAGGTAATGATTGTATCGATTAACCCCTCATATTTTTGTAATTTTAGATGTGATTTTTGCTACCTATCTACTAAGCAACTTGGTGATCAGAAACAAATTTCATTCGATAAGCTAGATGAGTTGTTATCTCAAGTGCCAGATATAGAACATATTGACTTATATGGTGGTGAAGTTGGTGCAATGAAAAAGTCGTATTTTTATGGTATTAAAGATGTTATAAGAAAATACTATTCAGGTAAAATTAGCATCAATACTAATTATTCTATGATGCATCCAGGCTTTTTTGATGATGATGTATATCTTTCTGTCTCATATGATTTTGAAGCAAGAGAAAAGTCTGAACTTGTATTTAATAATATGTTAATGAGTACAGTACCTATTGCAGTTTTGGTTTTAGCTTCTCCAAAGGTGCTAGAAAAAGATGTATCTGAAATGATTAATATGTTGAATATGTGTTCGTCAATTACATCTGTTGAGATTAAACCATATTCAATAAATCAAGCAAATGCACATAACGTGACGCACAAAGACTTTGAAGATTTTGTTATAAAGTGGCTTAAATTAAAAGACACTATGAAGTTTGAATTTGTAAATGAAGATAGAATTATAGAATCAGTGAAAGGAAGATATAATGCATTTTCGGATGATCATATATACATCACTCCTTCTGGCAAATTTGGTGTCTTGGAATTTGATGAAGAGGATAAAGAATTCTTTCTTGAATTGGATTCTTGGGAACAATACATTGATTGGACAAACAAAGAAAAAGAAGAAATGATAAGTCCTATATGTGCTTCATGTAAGTATTTTGGAAACTGCTTAACAGAGCATTATCGATATGTCAAAGATTTAAATAATAGCTGTAACGGATATAGAGGATTATTGGATTGGTATCATGAAAGAATGGCAAGTTAAACAAGAAGTTTACCATAGATTAAATAAAGATCATACAGATGATTTGAATAAAGTAGAAATAGTTTTTGACGATAATCAAGAGGTCATTATTAAAAATGCTATTCGACACTTTAATGAAAAAGTAGATGAATGGCTATATCCGGCCAAGAGTTATGTTGTAGCAATATGTTATGCTTATTGGATTAGTAGAGATTTTGACGAAGATTTTTATGATTTGTTAAATGAACCAATGCTTTTAGCTGGTAATGATCCATATTTTAAAACATACGAAAATAGTAAGGAAATATACGATAGTATACTTAACAATATAGATTGGCCATTGATGGTAATTCACGGTATGGTTCGGGATATAAAAGGATATTATGATGTTGAAATCGGGTATTAATCAGTGTTGGTCAACACCAATATATAAAACTCAAATTACTTCAGACCAATGTGAAGAATTAGTTCAAGAAATTTTACTTAGTACTAATATTATGAAACCACAGGCTGAATACGACAGCGGTACACTTACAAATAAAATTCCATTATTAAAAGATTTGGCTATAGAAAAATATTCAGAATTTTTTAAAGAAGTATTTAATAGTGATTTAAATGATATGTCTTATGAATTTAGTTCTTGGTTAACAGGATCTCAAAAGGGATATTCAATGAATATTCATAATCATTCCGGAGCTCAGTTTGCTGCAGTATTTTATGTTCTTTCTGATGATATCGATAAAGGTGGAGAACTAGTGGCGTACGATCCAAGAGCAAATGCCAACAGAGGTTATTTTGGTAAAACCGCTGAAATGTTTAAACCTATTGAGTACGCACCTAAAACTGGTGATGTAATAATTATGCCAGGATATGTTTATCATCTAGTAAAAACATATCACTCTAATCTTAGACTAGCTGTTCCGGTCGATATTTTTTTAAAATCATAAATTAGTTGCCATCCCACCCCACTAAAGAATACTCTTTATTATATCACACTTTTCTATAATTGTAAATAGTATAAATAGCAATATTGAAATTTAATTTATAAATATAGATGACGCGCTTTCTGTTTTTATATTATAAATAGTATAAACTAAAATGAGGGTCGAGGATGGCACATTATGAAGACTTAAATATTGATCAGGGAGCAGATGTTGTAATTCAACTTGAGTTATTTAATCCGGATGGTAGTAGAAAAATCCTGATTAATTGGGACTCTGATGCAGGATCATTTGGATCTTATTACATTATGCGTGGAAAAATAAAAAAGAGTTATAATTCCACTGATTCAGCCGAACTATTTTCATGCACTGGATTTAATCCAGCTAATCAAGAAAATCTTTTACAAATATCATTAACTAATATACAAACAACCCGCATGAAAGCTGGGCGATATGTATATGACGTGGAGTTAGAAGGAACAGATAGCAATACTGGTTTAGGTGTAGTAGAAAGAATACTTGAAGGTAAGTTAACACTATCGCCTCAAGTAACAACGTAAGGTAATGATATGGCAATTAAAATAACATCAAATCGTACCATCGTTAAAAATATTAAAGTTGGAACTCCGCTTCCTGCTATTAAAGAAATTAAAATTAGAAACAGTCTTAGAGATGTGAGTGATACAGCAATTGCTCCGAAAGGGCAAATTCCAGGCGGAACAATGATTGCATTTGATGCCACAACTGAAAAGTGGACAGCAGTAAAACATATAAATCAGGGACAAGTAATAGACGGTGGAGATACCTTCTAAAAACATATAAATAAGATTAAATAATAAAGCATTTAGATAGGTTGTTTATTTCATGGCATCTATAATCCAGATTAAGAGATCAGGCGCAGTAGCTACCCCATCAAGTTTAGCATTAGGCGAACTTGCATATTCATATTATGATAGTATAGCAGGTGGAACGTTATATGTTGGTGTTGGTCCAGCTATTGATTCGCTTGCAGTTCCACAAATAGCAAGCAGAGTTGCTGCAGTGGGCGGTGAAAAATTCATGACTCTTATGCAAGCTGCAGGAAATCCTGGAGTTGCAATTGGTGATAAATTTTTACTTCTTGACTCAGAACGTGCCATTGATTTCTTATATACACACGAACTTAAAGCAGACTCAGCATTTATTAGTCAACTTAATGTAGATTCTGCCTATATCTCAAGGCTTACTGGTGATTCAGCATTTATGTGGAAGTTAGATGTAGATTCTGCCTATATCTCAAGACTTACTGGTGATTCAGCACATATTATAAAACTTGATGTTGATAGTGGTTATATTAGTCGCTTGATGGCTGATTCTGCATACATTTCTCAGCTCGATGTTGATAGCGCATACATTTCAAGGCTAATGGTCGACTCTGCATATATCAGTCAACTCGATGTTGACTCTGCATTTATTTCTAGATTAAAAGGCGACTCTGCATACATTTCTCAGCTCGATGTTGACTCAGCATTTATTTCTAGATTAAAAGGTGATAGTGCTTATATCAGTCAGTTAGACGTTGACTCAGCATTTATTTCTAGATTGAAAGGTGATAGTGCCTATATTAGCCAGTTAGATGTTGATAGCGCATATATTTCGAGAATAAGCGCTGATTCTGGTTATATTAGCCAATTTGATGCTGATTCTGCAAAAATAACAAATGCATATATTAGTCAACTTGATGTAGATAGCGGTCATTCTTTATATCATAGTTTTGGTATTGCGTATAGCCCAGAATATCGTGGTCCAGCTACAATTAACATTGATCCATTTCCGTTCGGTGATGTTGCAGGTGATGTTAATATTCTTGGTAATCTTAATGTGCAAGGTACAACAACATCAATTCAATCTGAAACAGTTACTATTGTAGATAAAAACATTGTTGTGGCTGATAATGCTGCCGACTCTGCATTTGCATCAGGAGCAGGCATTACAGTAGGTGGTCCTGTCGGAGCATCTTTTACCTGGCGCGCGGGTGCTGCTGGAACACAATATGAAAATTATTGGACAACGAATAGACTTTTCTATAATAAAGATTTACAAGCTGACTCAGCATATTTTAAATATTTTAGAGCGGATTCCGCCGATGTTGATTTTCTTAGAGTCAACAGATTAGAATTTAATGCACCAGGTACGACACTTGCGCCTGGTACAGTTCCATTTGTTAACACAGATAAAACACTTGGCGGCGATTCAGATTTCATGTATGATTCAGACAATGGTTTAAAAATTGGACATACTCAAGGTAACTTTCAAGGTTTAACTATTAAACCAACTGGAGAAATAGTATCATATTCTCCAGCAATGTTTCAAAAATTAAGAGTTACAGATTTACTTCCAGGTTCAGTTTTAACTTCTGGTAATTTAGACTCTATTCAAGGTGGAGAATTATTTTACGGTGAAAAAACTGATAGAGCTAATGGTACTAGATTTGGTCTTATGGTTGCAGAGCAAATTATACAAGATTCTGGCTGGTTTAGATTTGTTGTTGATAAGAATACAGGTGTGGTTGATGCTGCAGGAGTTAGATTAGGTTCATTCAAATCAAAACCAGAATTATTAACGATTGATCCAAATTCAATATATTATCCTAATGATTCTCAAGCCAGAGAATTTTATGGTTTAACAGTAACTACTGATGGTGACTCAACCGAATTTGCAGGGCGCAAATATTCATTAACTTCTACTTTACCTATTAACTATTTTAAAAGTGATTTACATAAAGACAGTGGAAGAGATCTTAGAAGATTTCCAGGTGATGGTACTAGCGCTAATGATTCAGATGTTTCAGTTTTAATAAGAGCTATATCACTTGAAGATAGTTCTTTATTTGAAGTTCATAAAGATGGTAGTATTAACTTTACTGGCGAACTTTTACAAAATGGTGTTCCATTTACAGGCGGCGGATTATTTACGGCTACAGCTACAGATGATGCGTATTTTGCTCCAAGAGATTTTTCAGCAACTTATCCATATGGTGGATTTGGTAGAATTGCAGTTGGTACAGATAAACCTAAATCTAGGTTTGAAGTTCATGGCGGGCCATTTCAAGTAAAGGGTCCTTTAGCAGGAAGTAGTCAAACTTTTGATGCTAGCTATAATGATAAAATCTCTGGCGAGATTTCTATGGCAAATGATCTTGTAATTAATTACGGTGATCCAACACTAAGCGCTCTTGCTGATTCAGATAAAGGATCTAGATTTTCGTTTGTTCCAGGAAAAGCATCAACGCGCGGTGGATACTTTACAAACCATAATGATTTTGCTTGGGGTGCTTTAGGTCAATTTTCAGCAGCCTTTGGTAGAAATGTTAAAGCATCTGGTCAAGGTAGTTTTGCAACTGGTGATAGTAGCCAAGCTGGCGGCATTGGTTCAATTGCTATGGGTTTCAAAAATAAAATAACTGGTTTATATTCTGTTGGTATTGGAGCAAGCAATTCTGATGGCGGTGATAGAAATATTTTACTTGGCGCAGAAAACGTTGCAAAGGGTGATGATACCTTTATTTTAGGTACAAATAATGTTGTATCAAATAGTGGTAAACAACAGGTATTTATTGGTCTTAACAATAAATCGGCCGGTGGCAATTTTAACTTTCTAATAGGACAAAACAACACAGCTCAAAGTAATGCTGGTTATGCTTTCGGTGTGGAAGATTCTGTTGGTGGTGCTTTAGCATTTGCAATTGGTTCTTATAATAAAGTTGGTGGCGGCGATGCGTTTGCGTTTGGTAGAGAAAATATAGTCTCAGGACAAAGTTCTTACGCATTTGGTATGAATGGTCATATTGCTAATACTGCTAATAAAAGCATAAATTTTCAAATGGTCACTACTACTCCTATATATGGAGCTGGTGCAGATCTCATAGGTAATCCAAATAGAACAATACCGGGTGTTGTTGTAGATGATAACCTTATGGCTATTCAAGGTGGTAACGTATCAATTGGTAGAGAATCTGATATGTTTGATGCCATTGACGGTGCGGGTAACTTATTTGTTGGCGGCAATATTATATATGGCGGAAATATTTTTCAGAACAATCCGGAAGGTGGCACTCCAATTGCCGGCAATCCATTTGTAGATGATGGAAGATTTATTCTTACTGCTGCAGCAAGAAATATTGGTGTACAAAAAACAGATCCTAATACTGAGTTTGATGTTCGTGGTGATTTCCAAGTTGATGGATTAAAAACTTTAACTTATTCTGCTACTGATTCAGCGATATTCGATTCTGCAGGAGTATTTCCTGGTAATGAATATAACAATATGTTTATGTACAGCTCAAGAGCTGGACTTATTAGAGCTGGTGAAATTTTACTTGCTGAGCATCAAAATTCTGATTTAGGTATTACTTCTATAGGTATGGGAGAAGAACCATATGCCAGAGGGTTTTCCTCTATATCTTTAGGTTCAAAAAATAAAGTTGGTCAAAGAAGATCGAAAGGCGATATTCTCTTTAGAGGTTCTACATACGGTCTTACTAGTCAAGGTAAGTATAGTGTCGCAATCGGTAAAGATAACCAAATTATAACAGATAAAAACATGTTCCTTGGTGAAGGTAACGTGCAAGACTCAACTAGCACTGGAACTAACCTTTACGCATTTGGTATTGATAATAAATTTGGTGCAGCACCAATTGGTGCTACTAATAAATCATTTGTTATTGGCAACGGGAATAGGCTTGATAATGCTGGAGATAACAATTACATAATTGGTAAAGATAATAAATTAGATGGTACAAGCGTTGAAGATAATTTAGTATTTGGTAAAGATAATAGTCTTCTTAATAATACTAATAAAAATAATATTGTAATTGGTACAGGTTGGAAAGATTCACACACATCTAATGCTGGAGTCAATCATCAGTATGGTGGATCAGTAATAGGTGGCACTGCTGATAAGACTATATTCATTGGTGGTAATACATTCATTCCAACTGGATTAACTAACGGCATCGTAATTATGAAGCCAGAGATCTTTAATGATTCTGGTACTAATATTCTTGATAGTGCATATGTTAATAGAGGTTTAAATAATACCAATATTATGATTGGTAAAACTGCTAGAACACCTCATAATAATCCTGCAAAATATGTTGCTGGATTTAATCCAAATTATACTCTTGATGTTCATGGTGATGTTAACATTGATAGTGGCGCTACACTTTATATTGGTGGTGTTAATATTAAATCATTTATTGCTGGAACAGAACCAGTTGTTGTTATTAGCACTACAGCATTTACAACTCCAGTTTCTTCATTCACTGAATCATTTACTATTAACCCAACTGCTGCAAGTGTAACAGCAACCAACAACTATAGTGGTTATCATGGCACTGGTGGTCATAAACTTGCAGCAGGTGGAGCGATGGCCACTGCTGGCGGCGCAGGTAGCGGATTAGCTATTAAATTTATTGATATTGATGCTGATAATATTGGAACTGCCAGTAGTTTTAATTATAATGCTACAGATGATAATGTATATTTTGTTGAGGCAGTTGATGAGAATATATTTAATTTATTTACTGATAGAGCATGTACTGTAGCACTTGATATGTCAGCCGAACCTGGTATATTTGTTCCGGATGGTACAGGCACTCCTCCTAAGCCCATTGGAACTTATGAAGTTGTAACCGTTGCGGCTGTAGCAACAGGGTTTACTATTGATAATTCAGTAGTAGGTGGAAATTTAAAAGTCAAAGATCCATCTTCCCCTCATGGTTTAAAAATAGGTGATGGTGTTCGATTCCAAGGAGTTGTTATTTCAAGCCCCTCTGGTATTATTGATGCAATTACTTTCTTTGCTGGACCAGATGATGGAGCTGGTAATGCTGGAACTACTAATGAGTTTGAAATATTTCATGATCAAGCATTAACTCAACCAGTTACTCAAATAGATTTTGGTGGAACAATTGATACAACTACAACACCAGCAATTTATGCTCGAGTCGTTCCAACTGTAGCTACTACACCAAGCGCTGATTTAAATGTACTTGGAAAATTAACTGTTCATGATAGCGCTACTGTAGAAGGCTCAATTCATTTTAGACAATCTGTTTCAGGTAGTACATTTACAATTGGTGATAATCCTGGTACTGGCGAAAGAATGTCATTTGACAGTTTTGTTGTAAGACCAACTGGTGGACTTATTCCAATTTTAGAACAACATCTAGATTCTGCATATGTTCAAGCAAGAGTTTCTATTGATAATTTCTGGGCCTTAAAAGAGGGCGATCAACTTATTAACTACCAGCCATATACAGGTACTATAACACAACTTAGCGAACCTGACATTCCACAAGGTAATGCTGTTACAATTGCTAGAAATGATGTTAGTGTAGGTAATATAGCTTATAAAGATATTGTTGATGGAATAGATTATAAGAAATTTTCGCTTGATGTTCTTGGTAAAGCTCGTATTGATCTTCCAAATTATAAGGATGGAGCAGGCGTACTTTTAGGAAATAGGCCCACAGAAGATAACGCTTCTCTCACAGCCGCAGCTAGTCATAGATCTCCTATTATTACTACATCTGCTCAAGGTAGTCAGGTTGCTTGGCCAACTGAAGACTATATTGCAACGATTGTTACTAATGATTTTGTAAAACAAAGAATGAACATTGACTCAGCAGTAATTGCTTCTGTTATCGATTCTGGTTATCTGAAAACTGTTATTAGCCCTAACTATATTCTTCATAATGCTAATGATAGTTCACATTGGAGAAGATCTGCTGATGGCCATACTCTTTATTTTGGTGGAGTTGGATTTAATGCTGGTACTCAAGTTGCAATTGGCGCAGATAGTGCTCCTATTGATCATCCAGGATCTAGATTATATGTTAAAGGTGATGTAAGAGTTGATTCTGGATTTAGTGCTGGTGGACATAGTCTTATTGAAGGGAGTATAATAACACCAGACGATACATTTGAATTTATATTTACTGATAATCAAAATCCTAGGATTGATCATGCTGATAGCTATGTAGTTTCAAGAGGTCATAAAACCATTAGTAATACTGATGGAACTTTAGCATCATTTCTTGCAATCGCATCCGGAGCAGATACCCATTTACCACTCGGTGATTCTTCAATTACTATAGTTGGAATACCTGGTCCAGCTTTAGATGATAGTCATATTGTAGTATCATTTAGACCTGGTAACTGGAATCCACCCGGATCATCACCACGATTTGATTCTTCAGAGCTCAGCATTGGCACAGGAAGCGCAGCTCTCGGCGTTCAAACCGGAGATTTTGTAGTAACTGGAACTAATACTATTGAATTAAGGCTACAATCACTTCCTCAATGGGGTACAGGCACACCTCGATTAAATACTTCTAGTATAACAGATATTAGAATTGATAATAGAGGATTGCATCCAATAACATCTCTTAAAGGTAGCAATCTTGTTGGTCTAAAACTTAAAGATAGTGACATTAATGGCAAAGTTCTTAGCTATGTTAAAAATGGTCTAACAAGAGTATATATTAATGATGTTTTACTTGATTCAGATGGAGAAAGATGGGAAGAAAAAACTAATAGTCTTATTCATGTCTTTGACTCTGCTGCAAATACAAGATTAAAATTAGATGATAAAATTACAATTGAAGCAAGAAGTGAAAAGAATGATGCGTCACTTACAGTTAGAGGTCCTCTTACAGTAGCATCAGGGTTTCAATTAGAAAATCCACCTATTACCTTAAGTGGTAATCTTAATATTACAAGTAGCAAAAGTGCTACTGGTGAAGATAGTGGTTCCGCTCAGACGAATACTCAATTTACATTTAATGATAGTGCTATATTTAAAACTGGATTTACTGTAGACGGTAAAATTGCTAAAATACAAAATGGTGGATTATTATTTGGTGCCAATCGCAGAGCTGATTCTGATTATAGAGCAGTTCATGGCGGGCTACTTTGGGATAGTGTTAATCAAACTATGACAACTGGAGAAAGTGCTGAATTATATTTCGGTCCTTATTACCCATCTTCTTACGATTCAGCTAAAGGATTTATTTTAACTAATCCATATATTGGAAGATCTTTCGATTCTAACCTTATGAGAGTTATAGACTCGACTTATATTGGCGAAAGATTAATTACTCCTTGGAATAGAATAGGTCCAGCCGGTGGCAATCAACGAATTTATTATGATGAAGAAGGAGCTGTAATTGTTGGTAAAGCAAATACTCTTCATGCAAATGATCCAACAACAAGATTTGCAGTGGATTCTGGTAACGTATTATTCCTTAGTTCAAATATTATAACTATTGCTCAGCATCCAAAAGCTGGCGTGATACCATTAAGCTCCGCCGGCACTCAAATTGGTGCTGGTTCAAGACTTATGTGGATTCCAGAATATGGCGCTTTCAGAGCTGGTGAAGTTGATGGAACAAATGTAACATGGGATAGTAATGAAGTTGGTTATCAATCACAAGGCATTGGCTATAATACTTTAGCTACTGATTATTCAACAGCTATTGGTTATGACGCAAATGCTGGTAATGTATCTTATGTTGGAATAGCAAAAGGTCCTCTTCATACTACTGCATCAGTTTCAGTAGGACATACTGTTACTAATCCAGGTCAATTTAGCGTTGCTCTTGGTAAAGATATTACAAACAGCAATAAACAAAAATCAGTATCTATTGGTCTTGATATTACAAATAAAGGTCAAACCGGAACTGGAATTACACTTGACGGTGGAATTGCTATCGGTAAAGATCTGGAAACTGGTGTTGGTGTTGTAATTGGTAAAGAAATTACTGGGGATCCTGGTAATCATAATGATTGTTTTAATAATACTGCTATCGGTAATAAACTTACTAACACCGCAAGAAATTCTGTTGTCATAGGATATAATCTCGCTAGTGCGCAAAACGGTCTTAATATTGGTAGAGACAATACAACAGGCGTCCAACAAAATTCAGTCATAATCGGAAAAAATTCTCAGGCTGGTACGAATGCGGTTGCAATTGGTAGTACAGCCACAGCTGGCCAAAGCGGCACAAGTATAGGTCAAAATACAAGTACAGGTCAAAACGGAGTTTCTATTGGTTTCAATGTCACTTCTGGACAGAATGGTATTGGTATAGGTTTAAGTTCATCGGCTACAGGCCAGGGTGGAATTTCTATCGGCCGGAATCAGACTATTAGTGGCAAGAACGCTGTAGCATTTGGTACAGGTAATAGCTCTGGTGAAGGCTCATATATTTATGGAAAAAATAACTCACCTTCACGAACTAGTTTTGTTGCTGGAAGATCAAACATTGTTGGTATTGATCAATCTTTTGTAATAGGTGATCAGAATAAGTCTATATCAAAATCATCAAGAGTTTATGGTTCGGAAAATAAAGGTATAAACTCTGTACATAATATATATGGTCATAAAAACGAAAACATTAAAGTTGCATCTAATGTATATGGTAATGACAATAAAAACTTCTATAACGTTAATATATATGGTAATGCAAATACAGGTTTAGGTATCGGCGGGGGTAATTCATCTCAAGGTGGATTCATCTTCGGTGCATCAAATATTCTTAATAAGAATGGTAATATTTACGGATCTGGTAATACTATAACTGAAGGCGGAGACGCATATGGTAGAGCAAACACTATTACTGATTTTGGTTATGCGTTTGGCCATTCTAATACTGTTGATGATGAAGGTTTTGCTTATGGCCATGGCAATATTATTGATGGTACTACTACAAAAGCATATGGATTTGGTGAAGGTAACCAAGCAACTTTAGGTGGAGTTGGCATTGGTATTACTACTGTAGCTGCAAATGGTGGTATCACATTAGGTACTGATGTGCATGCTACTGGCGTTGGATCCATCGCGATTGGTAGAAAGATTCAAGCAACTGGCGAAGGTTCTATTGGAATTGGTTTGGATACAACTACTGAGGTTGTATCTGCTAATAATACACTGTCTATCATGGGTGGTGCGGTAGCAATTGGTAAAGTAGCTGCTGGAGCAACCTTTGGATTAGATGTTCAAGATAGAGCAAACTTTACTAATTATTTAAACGTTGGGCCTCAAAGCAAACCATTATATAATTATATTCAAGATGATGTTGCTAACCAAGCATGGATTAGAGCAAATGCTAATGCTACTTATGTTCGGTCGCATATTGATACAGCACATTATCGTGCAAGTATGCCAGCATCTCAGTATTTTTATAATACAGCTGGATCTGGTTATCTTCATACAACAGCTCCAAGAGTTGGTATTAACACAGCTACACCTGGATATAATTTAGATGTTAATGGTAGTCTTAATGTACAATCGTTGTATTGGCAGGGAGATAGAATTCTTGATTCGAATCAAGGCAATCAAGTTTATCTTACACACCAAGTTGCTCAATTCTTTATTAATGCTGATTCTGCAACACATTTCTTTGATTCTGATTATATTTTTGCAAGACAACAAAATTATGGATTTAATCAGTTTGAAACATATCAGGGTGTAATTAATGCAAATTATATTAATGCTTTAGTTGATGCTGATAGATTCTTAGATTCTGCTGAAGCAATAGCTTTAATTGCAAGTGAAACTACAAATTATGCTTTCCAGAAAAATGTTTCACAGAAAGCGTCAGAACCATCTAACTTATTTAGAATGGGTGTACGTACTAACTACGATCCTGCATATACCATGAATATTAAAGGTATTGTCAATATTGTTGATGGAGATCTTCAAGTAGATGGCGATATTAAAATAAAGCAACCAAGTGGCAGTTTTGTTAAATTAGAAACTGAATCTCCATTAGTACAAACTTTTGGTGGAACAGTATATCTGCCAGCTGCAACTGGTAGCAGATCTGGTATTGGTATTGATCACAATTCTCCGGGTAGTTTATATGCGATCAATGTTGGTACAGATATTGTTGGTGGTGGATTAAAAGACGGTATTAATGTTGCAGCAGGCATGTCGTATTATATTGATGGTCAAGATATTTTTACATCGGTATTAGATTCCAATTTTGTTAATACTAGAGTACAAAAAGAAGATTTAACAGCTGCAGGTAAACTCGATTCTGCTCATTTTAAATTCATTATTGATTCAGATTATATTACGTCTATTGCTGATAGTGATTATGTCAAATCAATCGCAGATAGTGATTATGTCAAATCAATCGCAGATTCAGACTATATTAAATTTGTAGCTGATAGTGACTATGTTAAGTCGATTGCAGATTCAGACTATATCAAATTTGTAGCTGATAGTGACTACATCAAACTTATTGCAGATAGTGATTATATTAAAGGCATAGCTGATAGCGACTATGTTAAGTCGATTGCGGATAGTGATTATATTAAAGGCATAGCAGATTCAGATTATGTCAAATCAATTGCTGATAGTGATTATATTAAAGGCATAGCAGATTCTGACTGGGTTAAGTCGATTGCAGATTCAGATTATGTCAAATCAATTGCTGATAGTGATTATATCAAATTTGTAGCTGATTCAGATTATGTTAAAGGCATCGTTGATAGTGCTCATGTTGATCTAATAACTGGAATTGGCAGTAGATCTGTTGATTTTGGCCCGCATCAAATTAGCTTTAAATCTGTAGGCGCTGGTGCTGGATCATTACCGAATCCTGTAACATATCCTGGTATGACTGCAGTAACAACAAGCGATAATAAAGCAAGAATAGCTAAAGGTGGATCTTGGACTCCTATTCCATTAGAAAATACTAACGTAACATTCAATACTATTCTTCCAGGTGGAGATAAGTTATATGATCTTGGTAGCCCAACTGCAGCATGGAAAGATTTGTATATAAGTGGTTCAACTATTCATCTTGGTGGATTAAGACTTAAAGATAGTGGAGGAGTATTCCTTACTACTGATTCTCTTGGAGTTGCTACTGCGCTTGATCTAAGTGGAGCAAATACAAGCCAACTAGCTGAAGGAACTAATTTATATTATACTGATGCAAGATTTGATTCTGCATTAAGTGGAGCAAATACAAGCCAACTAGCTGAAGGAACTAATTTATATTATACTGATGCAAGATTTGATTCTGCATTAACAGCAAATCTAGTAGGTAAACAATATTATACTGATGGAAAAGTTGATAGCAATGTAACTGGTAAAGATTTAGATATGGGAACAAATAAAATCCTATATTCTAATGTTTATGCAGCATTAGGTGATCTTCCAAGTGCTTCATCTTATCATGGTATGTTTGCTCATGTACATGGAACTGGTAAAGCATATTTTGCCCACGCCGGGTCTTGGATAGATCTTGCTTCTGGTGCCGATATTACAACCGCAATTAATAACTTAATTGATGGCGCTCCAGCTGCTATGGATACTCTGAATGAGTTTGCAGCTGCGCTTGGAAATGATGAAAACTTTGCAACTACTATTACCGCTCTTATTGGATCAAAATTAGATTCGGATAAAGCAATTACTCTTATCGATTCAGCATATGTTCAAGCAAGAGTTGTTCCACAAGGTATTGATAGTTCTGCTGTAATTGGAATGGTTGATTCAGCATATGTTCAAGCAAGATCATTACTTATCGATTCAGCATATGTTCAAGCAAGAGTTTCTTTCGCAAGCATTGATTCTGATTATGTTCAAGCAAGAGTTTCTTTCGCAAGCATTGATTCTGATTATGTTCAAGCTCGTCAAACTATATCAACATTCGATTCTGCTGAAGTTCTTCAGTTAATTGATAGTGATTATATCCTTGCAAGATCTTCGGCCGGTGTCACAACGCTTGGTGCTCTTGCAGATGTAGATGTTCCAAGTCCAACTAATGGTCAAGCATTAGTATATGACACTGCAACAAGTAAATGGATTGCTGGAGCTGCTTCAGGTGGAGGTTCTGCTGATAGCGCAACTATTATATCTTTAATCGATAGTGATTATATCCTTGCAAGAGTAACTGCAAGCGGCGGAGAAGTTGTTTCATCTGAATATTCTAACTTTAGATTTACTGCAACTGCTAACCAAACAACATATAGTGGCGCAGATGTTGCTGGTAATACTCTTGCAGTAACTGCTACTGGAATTCAAGTATATTTAAATGGTATTCACCTTCTTAAAGATATTGATTATACAGTATCTGGAACAACAGCAGTTGTTCTTACTACTGGAGCAAATGTTGGAGATGATTTAGTCATAACTAATATTAGCACTGGTGCTAAAGCTAACTACATTGTAGCTGGTGAAGCTAATTTTAAAGACTATAAGTTTAGAGCAACAGCTGGCCAAACAGCATTTACTGGCAATGATCTTAATTCACAATCTCTATCAATAACAGATAGTAATCATCAAGTATTCATAAATGGTATTCGTTTAAATAGAGTTGAAGATTATAATGTTAACGCTAGTACTAATACTGTTACTTTAACATTAGCCGCTGCTGATTCAGATGATGTAATTATTCAAACATTAACTACATCACAAACGGGTAATGTTCTTGGAGCTGCAGTTTCATCTTCAGTTGATTCGGCAGTTGCCGCTCTAGTAGATGCTGCTCCTGCTACATTAAATACTTTAAATGAATTAGCTGCCGCTCTTGGCGATGATGAGAATTATGCTGCTACTACAGCAACGGCTCTTGGAACAAAATTAGATAATACATCTTCAATTACTTCATTAGCTGATGTTCATACAACTGCACCAACTGAAGGTCAGATATTAATTTGGGATAACTCAAATAGTTATTGGGCTCCAGGCGTGTTACCAGCAGGTACAGATTCAGCTGCTGTAACTGGAATGATTGATAGCGCATACATTGAAGCTCGAGCATCAGGTGGAACATTTACAAACGCTGTTAACTTTGCTAATTATTATTATATAGCAGATTCTGGTCAAACAGTATTCTCTGGAAACGATGCTAACGGTGCAGCTCTTGCAATTGATACTGCTAATTATCAAGTATTTAATAATGGTATTCGATTAGTATCTGGTGTAGATTATACAGTTAATGCTGCAGCAAATTCAATAACATTAAATGGATTTACTGCTGACTCAGGCGATGATCTCGTAATTAATACTTTATCACAAACTGTTACAACTTCACATATAGTTGTTGGTGATACATTTATGAATACCTTTAAGTTTATTGCTACAAGCGGTCAAACATCATTTACTGGTACAGATGCTAATTCTAAAACATTAGGAATTGATTCAAGTAACTTTAATGTATTCCAAAATGGTATTAAACTTATGGATTCAGATGACTTTACATCTAATCCAATAACAAATACTATTACGCTAACGTCTGGTGCTTCCACATCTGATGAAATTGTAATTACTGCAATTGAAAATAAAGCTTCAAATGTTACAGTAGATGCCCAGGCGCTATTTAATTTAGTTGATAGTGCATATATTGCAGCAAGAACTCCAGCATCAACTGCTCCTGATGCTTGGATAGAAGTTACTACAACACCATTAACATTAACTGGTGGTCAAAGATTAATTGTTGATACAAGTACTGCTAAAACAGTTAATCTTCCAGCAACAGCAATGCTTGGAGATGAAGTTAAAATTATTGATGGAACAGGACAAGCTGCTACAAACGCTATTACAATTGGAAGAAATGGTCATAAAATTGAAGGTGAAGATTCAGATCTAACAATTGATGTTAATAGAGCAGCATTTGGATTAGTATATTATAATGTGGCTAACGGTTGGTTATTCACAGAAAAATAAAGGACAAAAGTAATGGTATCGAGAGCATCTCTTATCTCAAGAGCATTTGGAAAATCTGGAGCTTTAGCATCAGTAGCTGAAGCTTCAACACCGGCTTCTAATAGAAAAATATCTTCAGCAGGTATGGGTGCAGGTGCAAGTGGACAATCTGTGGTAGCATCATTTAATGATCTTGCAACACTGACAGGAATGAATACTGGTGATACAGTATTAGTTACCGCTACTAATAAAATATATGTTTATAATGGAGTTGGTTGGTTTATTATTGCTACTGTTACAAATGCATCTCCAACTGCCATTACCGGAGTTGATGCTACGTATGCACTAACGCAAGATGCCACTCCAACCGTAATTACTGCAGTATCTACTGATCCTGAAGGATTTGCTTTAACTTGGTCTTATGCTGTCACAACGGGTTCTCTTGGTAGTACAGCAACAGTGGCTCAGGCTGATAATGTATTTACAATAACTCCATCTTCATCAGAATCTGATGCGGGGACTTTTAGCATTACATTTAATGTTAATGATGGAATTAATGGATCAGTTAGTACTATAAGTGCATTTACATTAGCATTCATACCAACAATTGATTTATTAGTTGTTGGTGGAGGTGGATCTGGAGCTATGCGTCATGCTGCTGGTGGTGGCGCTGGAGAATATAGAGAAAGCACATTAGTTCCAGTTGCAGGTGTTACATATACTGTTACAGTTGGAACTGGCGGACCTGCCGTTACTGGATGGACTGGTTCGCAAGGTCCAGCAAATCCAGGAACATTAAGTCGTGTACTAGCATCTGATGCATCTATAGACATACAATCTGGCGGAGGAGGAGCGGGTCCTGGCTATGGTTATCAAGCAGCTGTAAGTGATGGCGGTTCTACTGGTGGTAGTAGTAATCCGGCTGCAAATCTTAGAACTCCGACTAATCTTCAGAGTCCACCTGGTTATAGAAATATTGGTGGTAATTTTACTAGCGGTGATCCGGGCGCTGGCGGTGGCGGTGGTGCTGGAGGGGCTGGTGGTGATGGTTCTCATAATACTGGTGGTGCCGGTGGTGCCGGTAAACAATGGGTAGATGGAAACTGGTACGCAGCTGGCGGCGCTGGCGCACAGAAATATGGTACAACTACAAGTGCATCAGGAGTTGGTGGCACAAGTGGGCCAGCATATACGGCTGGAACAGGTGCAACAAATACGGGCTCGGGTGGTGGGGGCCAGTATAATAGTAGTGGATCACCAGCACCGGGCGCTGATGGGACAGTAAGATTTAGAGTGTTAACTGCAAAAACACAACCACAAAATGTGACCGGATCTCCTACAATAACAACAGCTGGAACTTATACATATTATAGCTTCACTGGAAATGGATCTTTTGGTTGGAATTAATTATATAAATAGTAAAAAATACTATTAAGGAATGTATAGTTGGTCAAATATATCAAAGATTTAACAAGTGAATTGTCATCAACAAGCGATCCTGTTGATTTAGACGAAGAAGCATTTGTAAAAGAAACAGGCTCAACTGTAATTAAAAAAGACTTAAATGTTTCTATTAGTAATAGTTTATTTTTTGCTGGTCATACATCAAGTAACTTTCTTGGCGCGCACTTGTCAATGGACAGCGCTTTTAAATTTCCAAATACTGGATATGATAATGCTATCGAAGATAAATTTAGCATAGACTTTCAGCAATATGTTTTATCAGATACTAATACTGATGCAGAAATTTTCTTTGATATAGTTGAAAAAGATTCAAGTGTTGCCCAAGCCGTAAATTTAATTCCAAGCCAATCTTCTATTGCTCATGTTGGAGGTAAACCTCAGATTGCAAGAGGAATTACTCCGTATAGAAGTGGTTATGGCGGAAGTTCTTATTTATTTGGTGATCCTGAGCATGGAACTATTTCGCATCCATCTGGTACGTATTCTTCTCCTTCTAGTACGTCCTCTACAACTGCTGTAGAGGAAAGAGCATCTGCATATGGGACTGATTCTGGATCATATCTTATATCTTCTCTTAATGTTTTAGATTCATCAAAATCTACTCATATATCTATGGGTGGGTGGTATAGAAAAAATGACCCTCAAGCTCAATCCACAATCACGGGATATAATACGCATAGTTATTCTACTTCAAATTTTTCTTATCAGAGTATAGATGATGGTTTAGATAATATAGCAATGGTTCATACCAATGGAATTCGTATTAAAGGATTAGATTGGTCATATTATGATAGTACAGAATTAGGCGCTTATCAAATAGGAAAACATTTAAATTGGGAAAATATCACCACTGATATAGATTTAACAGCACCTAAAATGGGTTATCTTACTGTTAATGATATGATTAATACTTATGAGTATAAAAAAGGAGCTTTCTTATATCCAGATTCAGATCGATTATATCGAACAAATGACAATATTAATAGCAGCTATCTTACTGGAAAAAGAAATATAATTACAGATAATTTTGACACATACAGTGATGCTACATTTGCTGGATACTTTTGGTTAGATAGTTCTCCAGTTAATAATAAAACGGTATTTAAAGTTGGAGCTGCTGATGAGGCTTTAGAATTAAAGGTAAGTGGCAGTCACTTACATCTTTCAGCTGGCAATGGCTATTTAGCATGCAGCTTGCCTATACCTTACAACCAACTTGAAGCCGATGCTGGCGCGCCGAGGCGAAGAGGAAATAGATGGCACGAAGTAAGAATGTCAGTTAAATTGCAGCCAGCTGAAATCACATTAATGACTAAGAAAATCGGCAATTTACCAAGCTATTATCAATCAGATCAAAGATATTTTCCAAATGGAAAAGATGATATACAAATCGTTAATCATAAACCAGATCCTATTAGTGGTTTATTAAGATGGGCAAAAGGTGGGCTTGGCGGTGTTTCAGAATTTAAAATTTGGAAAAACCAGTCAAATATGGGAACAAAACATGAAGGTGATAGAAGAATCTATAGCACATTTCCGCCTCAGACATTGGCATGGGGACCTCCCGGGCCAGATCCATTTAGAACAGACGCTGCAGGAAATCTGTTTTTAAGATTAGGAGAAAAAAGAGTAGAAGGCTATTCTGTTTTAAGCAGTGATGGTGGTTTAAACGATAATGTAGTATTGTCTAATTGTGGAACTAGTTCAAGTTTAAACCTTAATGGTAGAATAATATATTTTGAAATACAACATCAGGGTTCGGCCGGCAATTTAGATAATGTCTTACCCGCAAGTATGTTTGGACTAGAAAAAATTACGCCATTTTTAACATCAAGTAATATGGTGCATCAGTTGACCGCAAATACTTCTGCAGATACTTTTAACGTTAAAAATATTATGGCCGGAGCTGGATCTACAATTATAAATCATATTGGTTATCCGAATTCATATAAATTTCCAACAATAAGTTCTACAAAAAGTCTACAGTACGCTATCGCCAGTTATATTATTGATGAACAATCTGGTCAAATGCATGCGTATAAAGATGGTGTATATGTTTCAAGTGTCGATTTTACTTCAAATATAGGAGCAGATACTAGCTTTGAACTTGGATTTCAATTTGATAATAGGTGGGATTATCTTAAACTAATTAACTACGTTAGTGCTACTATAACAGATCCTGCAGGCATAGATAATAATCCTTTAACCAATCCAGTTGCTGCAACGACATTAACAAAATTAGGGGCGACATACGGAGCCGGAACTGATTACGCAGGATCGTATAGAGGATGGCTTGAAGATGCTACAGTAAAACAGCAGCTCGAACTGAAAGTTGCGTTAATTAAAAAAGATTGGGTGTATGATCCAGTAAAGTTAGTAAATGATGCTCGAGCTTCTTTGGGCGCTGATTTATTTTTAAATGATGGCGTTTATTATTCCAGCACAGGCCCAACAGAACCTCATAATATAAATCCCTTTATTGATACTAGTATTATGCCTAACGAAAATGTAATAAATTATTATTTTAACAGAGATTCATATGGATCGGGTAGTCGTGAATGGCCTTTAGCCAGTCATTTATTATATTACAAAGAAGCTTATACTCCAGTTATAACTAACGATACTAATAAAACGCTACTAGGTGAAACTGACGAATACAAAAATTCTCATGTAAGTTGGGCCGGAAGATTAGCTAAATATGAAGGGTCTGAACACGGAATTAATAAGGCTAGAGCATATATTTTAAAAACAGGTGGATCAATTGTTAGCTATTCAACACCTGGTGATATTACCTCTACTATAGCAGGTATGACTAATGGAGATTGTTTATTATTAGAACCAGGTAATTATTCAGTAACTGCAGTGAACGGCGGAGCGTGGGGTATCACTACTACAATGGGAACTCATGTTAGTTCTGTTAAAACACCTTTTGGCACAAAAAATATTATGATTTGTGGAAATACTAATGATATTAAACTTGTTCATATTAATTATACAGGCGGAGTAAGTGATGTTGTTGCTCCTGTATTTGGACCTAATCAAAATGAAAATACTGAATTAGCATTTTTAACGTTTAAGAAATTTGATAATAATTCTAATAATCCTCTAATTGGTCATACTGCATTATCTTTTCAATCAACTGGCCCAAGCGCATATAAAGTTCTTTTTGATTTATCAGGAGTAGCTAGGTTTACTTGGGCATATATGTTTGATAATACTGCACAAACAACTTCTATTTTAGGATCAAAAACAACATTTAATAAATGTGTATTTTCAAATTATATAACCGCTGAAGAAGAAGGATCCACTACTATAGGTGGAAGCTCTATTAATTTTAGATCTAATATAAGAGTTATCGATCCTATATTTTCAAAGGCTAGCGGGTTTGCTGATGATATACTGAATGGAACATTTGTTGATACGTATAGACATACATCAATAGAACCATGGTGGAATAATAACGATTTTAGTGGAGTTAAAGATTTAAATATAATAACTTCTCAGTTCAAAGGATATATGAAAGATTTTTATTTACATGACGATATAGCTGATAATAGAATTGCAGATTTTGGAGCAGGAGCTGATTCACAGAGATCTGGTGGATGGAATATAGTTAATTCAGGAAACAATTTTCATAATCAAGCCGATTCATATATAATTTATTCATATAGTCATCCACCAAATTTACATCAGCATTTTGGATTGCCAAACGATAGTTATTCGACATATCATTTAAATAGTTGGAATAATGATTTATCTGGATATGCTTCAATAGATTCTTCACTTAAAATAATGGGCGGTATTGAAGCTCAAGGTGGCGGAGAATTTAAAGGTGGAACTCTTCTTTCTCTTGATACATTAGGTCAAATTGTAGTATCAAGAAATGCAAATTATAACTATTCGGTTGACCAACGTGAAATGGCAACATATCAAGCTCAAGATTCTAGCTCTGTTTCTGTGGGTAAAAGTTCTAAATGGATTCATAATGCAATTACAGCAGATTCAGATAAGATAAGAATATGGAGAGACGGTAGTCAATTTGATAGTGCATTTGGACCGATGTATACTAAACACCTTTCTATAAGAGATGCTAAATTGTATATTGGTGCTGGTAACCAAGTAAAAGGTAGAACTTTTGGTAGTTTAAAAGATCCACAAACCGCAAATCAATTTAAATCATATAACGGATTTTTAAAAGATTTTAGAATTCAAACTGGATTACAATTTGCTGATAGCTTCGAGCCATTTACAACAGATCAAACTACAGCAGTTGGAAATACAGTTTTACTTTCTAATCAGGACAACAGTATATTACCAACAACACAAGCTGGAAGCAGAACTTTAAATAATGTTGCAAGCACTTTAAACTTAAATGGCGGGTTTACCGGTGATAGTGTTTCAATTGATAATTTTACTCCGTTTTCAACTACTGATGTATCATCGATAGGATGGTTTACTAAGAGCATAATCAATACTGAAAATGTAGATTTAAATGCAAGTGGAATAGTAACTAAAAATGCTTTTGATGAAATTGTGATTTTAAGGCCAGATAGTGATTTTCCATTTTGGGAAGATTTAAAAGAATCTGGAGATATTGGATATACTCCGGGATTACAATTAAAAATGGCTATGTTTAATAAAGATGATGATAATAATTGGATAGATTGGCAAGTGTCGATTTCGCAGCTATTCGAACCTATTGTAGAAACTACCAGAGATAGCCAATACAGTCATACTAATTTTTATTTTAATGATTATTACAAATCCGAAGATTCCTTTGAAACAAGACCGTCAATAGTATTTGGAAGTATAACTGGTAAAAATAGATATACTGACAGTAATCCAGCAATTTATATTGATAAGACACCAAATAAATCTCAATCGCCAGTTAAATTAGATTTTACTTATGACAGAAATAATTTTAATATTACTAATATGTCTACTGATCATATTTTAAGATTTGCTACATTAACTCGAGTTCCTCAAGGAGGATTTGCAACAGATGGTATAAGTTCATTTGATTCTTATCAAGAAGGTGGGTTATTATTTAATATCATAGACAGTGTTGGAGGCTTAACACTATGACCGATCTAACTTATATAAAAAATAATGAAGGAAGAGTTTATGTTAGAGGTAATAACAAAATTTATCAATTTAGTAAAATAACTAATACTTGGGTTACTGTTGGATTGGTTAATGAAAAAATAGATTCAGCTTATAATAGTATAATTGGTATACAATCTAGTTATGATTCTACTTTTGATCCGTTACAAAATGCTATTATCGCGCAGTTACAATTAACAGGAACTGATAGCGATGGTAATAACATCACCTGGGTTTCTTCTTCTAGTTCTCCTATCGTAGCTGTTACTGGTAATAGTCCAGAGTTTTCGTTTGTTCCAAGAAAACAAGCCGGAGACGAACAATTGACTGCAATCATTTCATTTGAAGGAACAGTAAATCCTACTGGAGTAGATTCATGTCCAAAGTTTAAACTAATTAATTCAACTGGGATTGTTGATTCTGGTTTTACTATAGATTCTTTAGGTTATAATGATAATTTTATAAATTCGCTTAAATTAGACTATTTTTATAATTGGGAAACAACAGAACTTTCTAGCTATAACGCCGATGTACTATTAAGCATGAGCACTTTCACAGTACCACTAATTCAATATTTAGCAGAAAAAACAACAAAGTCTACTACTGAACAGCATGCGGATTTGCAATTTAATTTAAATGGAAGTATAGTATTTTTCTTAGATAGAAGAAAAAACCGAGTCTTGTCATACGAACTAACTATACCATACGACGTATCTACTATCGACCACAAGACAGAAAAAAAATTAAATTTATATAATGATACTTGGAGAGCATCTGATGCATCAGCCTTTAAATTCGAACTTACTGGTTTAAAATTATTTGTAATTGATAAAACTAAAAATCAAATAGCAGAATATTGGTTAACTAATGCGTATGATTTACATACTGCATATAGAAAAGATAATTTCAAAAATCATTTTTCAAAATTAAATAATCGAGCAGATGGATTTATAAGTCCAGATGGAAAATACTATTATACTCTTGAAAAGCCCAGTATTGCAGCGCACACAACGGGCCCTGCATGGTATCTTCAATATAATCAAGTTATAAATGGTGGAACAATTAATAGATATAGTTTAGAAGATTCAAGTCAAATATACTCATTGTCTGTCGATTCAGATAACACTATAATTTCAGAAACAGTTCCGGGCTACGAAAGAATATTTGAAGAGGCGATGGCAGGGAAGTCTTTTTATAGTTATTTTAAAGCAGCCGTTCTAAATGGAGCATATTATTGGCGAAGAGTGACTCAGGGAGTAATAACTTTAAACCCGTACAAGTTTGGGACGATTAACAAGGAATACGCAAGATATAATCATCATGGTTTACCACAATCAATATGTTTTAACTCTTCTGGTACTAGAATGATTATTGGTGAAACTATAGCAGCTACTCACGGGAGATTTGTTGAATATCGTTTATCTACGCCATGGGATCCTTCTTCAAGAGACAATCCTCAAAATAAGTATGGTACGAATATGTGGACGTCTCAATCAAGTGGACCATCTATTGGACCAACTCGTACTGGGTTTCCTGATGGAATGCATACAATCGGGACAAAGACAGCAAATATCCGTACAGAAGAGCCAAGCACCAATTATTCTAGTACTAGATTACCGCATGGGCCTGAAAGTATAAGATTTAGTCCAGATGATTCTAAGTTTTACGTTTTAAATAAAAAAGATAATGAAATATATCAGTATAATATACCTGCGCCGGTTGCAGATGGCGAATATAGTATATACAATTTGACTACTCCTATCACTTCAAATAGTAAAGAATTTAATGCTGGAGGTTATGATTTAAGAATATTATTGAACACTTTAGACTCAGCTAATTCTAGACTTGGTGATGATTTAGATACTTTTCATAGTATTAATATAATTGATTCAAATAAAATGTTTCTTTCTGGTAATAGGTATATTCATACAATTGAATTAAATTCATTTGATTTAGTATCAAATTTAGTAAAATCTGATTCAAATTCAAGTATGACAAATAATAATAATATCTCAAGTGTTAATACTTTTAATGATAGACTATATATCCATGACGAGACCGGTACTATTTCACAATGGAAAATGAATACTTTAAATGATCCTGCAACAAGTGCAAGAGAACATACCAAAAAAATTATAACACTTGATAGTAATATTAATCCTGCAGGTTTAGAAATAGATTGGACTGACAGTATTAATGCCAAGTTTTATATTGGAGGAGATGATATTATTCAGAAATACACGTATAGTTATGATTCTGGTTTAGATGGAATGTCTAAAGATAGCAGTTGGAATTATATTTTAGATTCATCATCGGCTGGGATTTCTATAGCTAGTATTACTGGAATGACTTTTGCTGATTCAAATGGAAGACTTAATGTAAGTAGTACAAATAGAATTTTTCAAATTAATTTAGATAATGATTTGTTGCATAATAGTACAGTTGATTCAAATTCTTATGCTGTTGCTTCTCCTGCAGGTGCAGAAGCGCATGGAATATCTTGGTGGCCTGGAGGAGATAAATTTAATATCACTGGCAGAATTAGTTCTTCATCAACATCTCAAAGTTCGGCCCAAACGTTTGAAACCAAAAATAGTTATAGTGTTAAAAGTGTATAAATAGAGTTAAGTAACATAGCAACGGAATTTAAATATGTCAACTAAAGGTAGATCATTAGCTAATTTAACGCCGCATGGATCTTGGATTCCAGATGCTGATTCTGCGTATGATTTAGGGTCACCGTCAAAAAAATGGAAATCACTTCATTTGAGTGGTAGTACAATATTTTTAGGAGATAGTGGATCTATTTCAGCAGGTAGCGGAGGATCAATCTCTTTACCTGCAATTAGTATTGGTACTGGTGTAAATACTATTAAATTAGAAGCATCTGCGTCTGGTAAATTAGAAACTAAATCTACAGTCGGGGGTGTTGAACAGGCCTCAGTTCCGGCTGTTGAATCTATTGAACAACTCAGCAATGTTGATTTAACTATTGCGCCAGAAGTATTAGAAATTCAAGTAGCTGATCCAACAGCTGGACATGGCACGGCTTGGATATGGACATGGTTAACAAGTTCTCTTCCCTATGCAAGAACACCTATCACAAATGAAGTACAAACAAATGTTCCTCTTTATATGCAAGGTACATATCAGATTAATAACTTTGCGAATACTCAATATGGAAGTATGACACAAAGACATGATTTTAAATTAAAGTGGATTGACGGAGCGGGCGATCAAAATTTAGTAAGTTGGCCAACAACTACGACAGTGAATCATACACATGCAAGTATTAATGGCGGGGCGTCTACTTCGGTGCAAAGATTAGCGTTTACAGTACCTTCTACTATTACACCACCAACTTTAACTGCTCCAACCGTAACATATACTGTAGCTTCTGGTTCTGGCGTATATACATTTAGCGGAACACAAATGGGAGATAATCCTGAAATAGGTCCATTGCGTAGAGGTGGCACATACACATTCAATTTAACCGCCACCGGCCATCCATTTTATTTAACCACAGATAATGGAACAAATTATGTTTCTGGATCTTATGTCGGAGAATATACAACTGGTGTAACTGGTTCAAGAAATCAAACCGGAACATTAGTATTTACTGTACCTGCTAATGCGCCCGATACTTTATATTATCAGTGTGGAATTCACTCTTCAATGCGTGGAACAATTGTCATAAAAGATTTAGCAGTAGAAACCAATGAAAATGGAAATTACGTAATTTATGGTCAACATAATCAAGAAGGTCACAAAAATGCGATTGAATTAAGACCTATTCCATCACTTGTGAATCAGATGTGTATTGTATACGACGCAACAAATAGTAAATTTGTTCCTCAAGATATGGCAACTTATGTAGAAAATACACCTTCATTTAAAAATAAAATTAAGGAAGTTGCTGGTACTGCAACGCTAGTTGCGCCAGATGGAACTTCATTAGTTGCATCAGTAAGTATTTTTGCAGATGCTACATATCTTCCAGCAATTGGTAATGTTAACGGTGACTTGGCTTTTGCTGAAGATACTAGTAACTTACATATTTTTAAAACTGGCACAGGTTGGCAAATTGCAACCGCTTCACCATCTTATTTTACAAATCTAGTTCAAACTGGCGTATTAGAAGTTACAACTGGAACTAAAAGGTGGTATGCCCCAAAAGCAGTAACGATAGATAGAATTGTTGCAAGAGTTAATACAGCACCAGTAGGAGCAGCAATAAATATAACTGTAAATAAGAATGGTTCATCTGGCACAACTTTAGTAATTGCTGATGGTGGAACAAAGATTATAAATAGTTCACCGAGTATAACATTAGCGGAAGATGATTATTTAACAGTAGATATAACACAAATTGGTAGCACTACAGCAGGATCTGATCTTACTGTTACGTTTACATATTCATAAGAGGGTAACAAAATGGCATTAAGTGATGCACAAATTTTAGAGATTAAAGAGAGATATAGGATTGAAGATTCTGGTGGATATTCTTTAAAAGTATATCATTATAATAATGAAACTTATAATAATGATCACTGGGATTATGACTATATAATTGGAAATAGTCATGTTGTTAAAGAAATTGAACAGCCATTATGGTCGTCTGCACATTATAATCAAATTGTTACAGGAAATGTAGATTCTTTGATAGATTCTGATAATGTTTGGGTAGAATGGACGGGAGAATAAGCTAATGTATGCAAAATATATACCACGTAATCCAGAAGGCGGTTCTCAGTATTCTTACGATCAAAGAGAAATGCTAGAATGTATAAAAGATACAATTAACGGATCTGATTACAGAACTTCAAATCATGCTACTCATTCTAATTATGGAATGAATGGTCCGGCGGGTGACGTAGCAGGAACATTTCCATCTTCCGGCATTTATACCGGTGCCTCAGTATCTTCAAATACTTATTATGCTAAACTGACATTTACTAAAAATCATTATGCTACAGGACAAACTTCTGGTTACACCCCATCTATGAGGATTGAACTTATAATGGATCAATATTTTGGTTTGAGATGTAGAGTATTAGACAAAAATGGAGCAAATAGATTGCCCAGATCCGTAACCGATGGTGGTTGGTATGGGTACAGCAATGGAAGCGCTGGGAATGTCAATGATGGTATCGGCACAGGAGGTTACGGTAACGATTTTAATAGATTTCATGTTATATTAAATGATACGACATTTGGAATTAAAGCTGTTTCACAAGGCGCCACAAATGTGAGAGATAGCGGTTGGTTTATGGTAAATGATCTTGAGTATACACCAACAATAGATAATTGGGCATATGGTGTTAGTAGTACATTCTGTCCATCAGTGAGTCTGTGGTCAGTAAACATGAATTGTTTAGACAATCCAACTCCATCTGAAAGTAATTCACCTTACGCACACTTTGGATTGTACCAACCCTATTATGTTGACGGACAAGGTATTGCAAGAGTTACTCCGACAGAGCCGTCAGCATTTACAAATGGGTCTTATATGTATAATACAAGTACTGCAAATCGACATGAAAGCAGTATATATCCACATCCCGGATTTCGGCAAGAAGGATTTCCTATTTCTGGTGGTGATGGACCAGCACACCAATTAACTCCTGTACACTATAATGGTCAATCTAGAATGTCAATATCAGGTAATGCTACAGCAACAGGTTTATATGGAAATCCAAGAAATGGTAGATTGATGAATTTCTATAGAACTACAGATAATTTAGGTTCTGATGGTGATGTATTATTAGAAGGTACCACCCGATATAGATTAATAAAAGTAAATAAAACAGGTCACCCCTACGCACATGAAGCTGATGTTGATGCATTTTATGCGTTTCCAGAAGATAATGTTCCATATAGTTAAGGAGTAGTATTAGTGGCTATTGTAGTTAAAGTATCATCACCGCCCACTCATAATAGTGAGGGAATTGGGGTTGCTCATAAATCACAACTTGCTGTATTAGCCCCATCTAGTGGCAGCGGTGGCGGTGGCGGCAGTGCTGCACCCACTGGCCCAGAAGCACAATCTTGGTCTTATGGATGATTTTAATAATATGTTGAGATTAAAATCTATATAAATAGAAGTGAATAAACTATTTAATTAGGAAACACTATGTCATCAAATAGACCCGACACCAGAGATGAATTGATAGATTATTGTTTGAGAAGATTAGGCTCACCAGTAATTGAAATCAATGTTGCGACAGACCAAGTAGAGGATCGTATTGATGACGCAATTGATTTTTATCAAGAATTTCACTCAGATGCTACACATAGGACATATTTAAAACATCTCGTTACTTCTGACGATGTTACAAACAAATATATTCCAATACCCTCAAGCGTAATTTATGTAACAAAATTATTTCCAATTATCACTGCTGGTAATACTTCAAATTTCTTTGATATTAAATACCAAATGATGTTAAACGATGTTGCTGATATGGGTAGTTTTATTGGGGATTTAATGTACTATGAACAAATGCAACAGCATCTTTCACTTATTGATACAAAATTAAATGGAATGCCTCAAGTGGGATATTCAAGAAGAGAAAACAGGCTTCATATTCACGGTGAGTGGCAAGATGGTGATATTAAAGCAGGTGATTATTTGGTTGTAGAAGCATTGCAAATTATTGATCCAGATACAAATGTTTCTGTTTATAATGATAGGTTTCTAAAAGATTATGCAACTTGTTTAATAAAAATTCAATGGGGGTCAAATCTTATAAAATTTGAAAATATGCAAATGCCAGGTGGGGTCACATTAAATGGTAGACAAATATATGATGATGCCATACAAGATAGAGATAGACTTGAAGAACGAATGAGGCTGGAACAAGAAATGCCACCTGATTTTATGGTGGGGTAAATTATGACAACTAATCATTATATTTCTCAAACAGTAAGAAGTGAACAAAATCTTTATGAAGATATTGTTATAGAGTCTC